GTCGTCAGGTTCTCCTGGTTCCAGAGTCCCTTTGCCATCTGACGCACGACTCGGGCGAACTTGCTGAGTCCACCAACCTTCCCGTTTGGTACGTACCCGATATGCGCCACGCCGACGAACGGAACGATATGGTGGGCACACAACGAGACGAACGAGATGTCGCGGATGACCACCATCTCGTCTGCGTCCGACTCGAAGGTCGTGAACTTGAACGGCTCATGTGTTGTGAGCTCGACCAGCATCCGTGCGAACCGGAGTGGCGTCTCCTGGAGCTCCGCGTCCCTGAAGTCCTCCTGTGGGAACAGCTTCTGCAGGACCTGCTTGACCTCACCAGCAATGAGGTCATCGTCGTAACCGTTCATATTCCTCTCTCCACTCCGGGCCAGATCAGCTTGTGCGTCTGGACATTGAGGCGCCAGGGGAGGCGCCACTCGGTCATGTATTCGACGAGGTCCGCATCTGAGAGTTCACCCCAAACGCGACCCACCCAGAAGGTGCCCTGGAACGTGTGGAGCATCTCGTAGGCGTATCGAGCTTCGTCGAGGTCATGGATGTCCTTGACCACGAACTTGATGTTGTCCTTGTGCCCCAGACGATGCGTCGCGTTCATGAGACGCTCGTCCTGGTTCTTCTTCGAGTCGCCTGACCCTGTGAGCTTCCAGTCCATCACGACGGCGACGTTGGATGCTGCGCACCAGGCGGGGAAGAGGAACGTTCCGTTGGTGAACACGTCGATCGTTGTGTGCGTCAGCCTGTTGACGTAGCGCACGAACGCCTCCAGCTCGGTCGGCGGCTGCATGAACGGTTCACCTCCCGTGATGCACAGATTGTGGATGTTCTGGTCGAGCATGGTGTTGACGACTAGAAGACCCAACCCTTCTCCCGTGTAGACCGGATCGTCCTTCCACTGATCCGGGAAGATCGCGTGCGGCGTATCACACGGCCATCCCGGGCAACGGAGGTTGCACCCTGAGAAGCGGACGAAGAGTGTTCGTTCTCCTGTCCGCGGCCCCTCACCTTGGGTGCTTGGATAGAGCTCGTTCAAACGCAGCAAGCGTGTCACTGTCGATCCTTTCTCGGTCGGGCTTCTCTCGGCAGATGATCCAGAAGTTGAAGTCCCCCAGAGGCCCGAACATGCCCATGGTCAACTTCGTCTCGAACCCCTTCGCTTCGATCCACTGCAGCTTCGCCGACAGCATTCGCGCCGTCTCTGCATACACCTGGAACACGCGAACGCGTTCGGTCATCGTGAGCATCCGGTCTTTGTCTTCGGGCGGGATGTCGTCGGTCCAGTTCATGTCGGGTACGTCGCCTTGCTCGTTGGCGTCTCCCAGACCTCGACGAACCGGATCGTGAGTGGGTAGTGCTCGCGAAGGCGGTCGTAGCACCATCGCGCCAGGTTCTCGGCCGTTGGTACGAAGTCGACGACGATGACCTTCCAGTCGTGCTTGGGGTACAGCTGTGACTCCTCGTCGCCTTCCTCGGTCTCGTCGTGTATGAACGCGGCGACCAGTTGGAAGTCGTCTCGGTACACCATGAAGCCGTGATCGAGTGGGTCGTGGATCTTCTCCATCATGACCTGCTTGAGGTCACCGAAGTCCTCCACCATGCCCTCGCTGGAACCCTCTCGCTGTAGGGTGCCTTCGATGGTGACAGCAACCTTGTAGCGATGACCGTGAGGGTTCCGGCACTTCGACTTATGGTTCGGAACTCGATGCCCCATGTCGAACTCGACGTCCTTGGTTACGGTGAAGAGTTCCCCGCTCACTCGCCCCACCGCCCGTTGGCTGTCCGCCTGTTCCAGAGGGCGAGCTCGATGACCGAGTACACAGCCCGATCGATGAACATGTCCTCCATGCCAGGCGCATCGGTCGGTTGTCCGTCCCGGAGCCACTTGGTCATCTTGGCGTCGTGCTTGCCGTGGAACGCGATGGCCGCCTCGAGAGGCGTCATCGCTAGGTGGTGCGCTGCGTCGTAGAAGTTGGCGAAGGGGTCCTCGTTCGAACCGTATACCGACTTCTTGAACCGGTGCACTCTGACCATCTCGATCAGAGTGGCCTCGAACTCGTCATCTGGGTTGAGGCTAACGGTCACGTCGTGCCGCCTTTCGCTTCTGACGGTTCTTGCGTCGCTTGGTCCAGGGCAGGATTCCGGTCGTGTGGATCTTCTTCGGCTCGCTCCACACTTCCTTCCCCTGTTCGTCGACCCCGAGCAGGAAGTTGACCCACCGCGAGTGACGCTCTCTGTGCATTGCCTCGCGATGCTGTTCACGACCTCGACCGGCTTGCGCATTGAGTGCCTGATGATCCTTGGACGCTGTCGGTCGCACGCTGGGACGAACCTGCACGTCCCACTTGGCATGGCGCCCGCCTTCAACGACGGGCGCCGGAGTCGGCCAGTGCGCGGTCATCCGTGGAACGCTGCGACTTCGAAGATCGGGTCCTCGTACGGCGTGGGGTCGGGCACGCCGGCGATGGCGAACGCCTCCTTGCGCTCGACACAGGTACCGCAACGTCCGCAGTGGATCATGCCACCCTTGTAGCAGGACCACGTCTGGGCGAAGTTGACCTCCAGCTGGGTGCCGAGCTCGACGATCTGGGCCTTGGTCATCTCGCTGAACGGTGCGTTGATGGCCTGGAGCTTCCCGACGGTGTCCCAGAACCCCTCGTTGCCGACGGAAGCCGCCTTGGACGCCGCCTTGATGAACTCGGGTCGACAGTCGGGGTAGATGAAGTGGTCACCTGCGTGCACACCCGTCCAGACGCCGAACGACGACTGCTTGCTGACGGCGTACCCGACAGCGATCGACAGCATGATCATGTTGCGGTTCGGCACGACGGTCTGCTTCATCGTCTCGGCGGCGTAGTGCCCGTCCGGCACCTCGATGTCCGGCGAGGTCAGCGAGCTGCCCTGGAGCAGCGGGTTGAGGTTCTGTAGGTTGACCTCGGTCCACGAACTGAGGGTCTCGTTGCGCCGAGCGTACCCCAACTCCTTGAAGTGGCGCTGCCCGTAGTTGAAGGACAGGCCGTGCACCAGCCCATCCGGGGGCAACAGGTCCTTGACGTATGCGGCGAGCACGGTGCTGTCCATGCCTCCGCTGATGATGACGACAGCGTCGTTCATGACACTCCTCTGATTTGGACTGCATGCAGTCGCTCGGATCGACCGGACTTGATTCTGGTGATCTGCCCCCGTTGGTCAAGCGTTGACAGAATATGCTCAGCTGTCCGAGAGTCCAGGTGGTAGACCTGCATGATCTCCGAACGCAGTACACCGTCCTTCCGTTCGATGTACTTGAGCACCGTAGCGACCAGTCTCTCACTGGTCGTACGACCTATGTTGTGAAGGATGTCGACAGTGAACTCCCGCCACACCTCCGCGTACGAAATACCTTTGAGCAGGTCTAGCTTGGTGACCTGCACACTGTCCTCACACCTCAGTGCCGCCAGTAGCACTGCACACTTGAGTACGGACTTTGCGAGGCGGTCGAACATCGGCGTCATGAGGTCCGGATTCCGACTCTCAAGTGCCGCTTCCATCATGTCCGTCTCGAACTCGTTGTAACGCAACCACGCATCAGGAGTCAGTGAGCACTCCCAACGCTTTGGCGATGACACTGTACGGTCACCGATCTTGATCGACTCTACTGAGTGGTAGTAGTCGAACGTGCGTTGCATTACCTTCAGAAGCTCTGATCTTCGTCCCAGGCTTCGATCTGTCGGCGGACCCAACGGGCGCACGCGTGAGATATCCGACTCAGCCGTGATGAACACGAACCGAGGCAAGAAGCCAGAACCAACATGCTCGTACGTAAGAAGCGATAGTACTCGGTCCCTAATACCACCGGCAAAGAGTATGAGGACCGGATCCTTGACCTCGATGGTTTCCTTCCGGAGCTGCCGCTTCTGGTACTTGCCGTCGTACAACTTGGTGAACGTCTCCGCCATGCCGGCATAGTAGTCCTTTCGGGTCATCGCTTCCACCAGCCCGCTGAACTCGTCTCGCAGGAACACTGACGGACGACTTGGACGGAAGCTCAACGAAGTGAACAGACCCTCAACTGAACCGTCAGTCGCTATGATACAGTCAGGGTCAACTTCGACAAGCAGGTCCATAGCAAGGTCCATAGCCGTCGACTTCCGGGTCAACGTCGTGTCTGCCAAGATCATGAACCACAGGTTGGGAACGAGAGTCCCGAACGAGGTCGGCAACTTCACTGCGCCTGCCATCAACGCTGACAGGATTGTGAAGGCGCCCGCTTCGTGATACTGGGGTGCAGCATCACCGATGGTTCGAGCCCACGAGATGTAGTCTTCAACGAAGGTGACTTGGTCCTTTGCCGCCGTACGTTCTTCCGCTGTCAGTAGTGGCTTGAACTCTTTGACGAACCCTGTGATGGCTACCTGCTGCGACCGGAACTTGTTGCCCGCTCGAATGACATCCTTCCAGAGTTGGTTCATCGACACACCGTCGCGTGCAAACTTGTTGCAGGCGCTATCTCGTGCGACGACGAACACTTCCTCTGGACTCATGCCCGCTTCGAAGCAGAACAGTTCCAGTTGCCAGAGTGCCTGCGACCACTTCCGCTCTTCGGGCTGCTCCACGAACAAATGGAACGCTAGCGGTTGCAGGTTGAACTTGTGCTCCGCCATGATCTCTTCGCCGGACTTACCAGGCAGGTCACCAACGTCCGGCATCGGCACAGCGACCGCATCGCTCTGTCCCTCGACCTGTGGGTACTGCTCGATCATGGACTCGAGCGTGTACGTGGCATCTTCCACCTTGATGACCTTGACCATCGGCCCTTCGGTGATGTTCGACCCGTACTTGAAGTTGGTCGTGAACGGCACTCTGAGCAACTGTGTCAGGTCCCAACCAGAGATGTCAGCACCCTGATCATGATGAGCGTACGCAATGCGCTTCGACATGTCTTCGGCATCCCAGCCAACAACCGGTTCAGTCATACGCCAAAGCGCCTGGAACCGATTGGGTGAGGTCTCGATAACGAATGTCGGCTTGAGACGACAGTTCTCTGGGGCGCACGAGTCTAGGTCAGCCCAGACAACTGTGCTCCTCCCAACGTTCTCTTTGACTCTCTTACTGCCTGTAAGCAGAGTAGGGCAGTACCAGACGTCGTCGGAGACAGCCCGTCCGAGTATGTGCCGGAGCAGTTGTTCCTTCTGCCCGGGCCACTCAAAGAACTCTTCCTTGAACGCCTTGGTTCCTCCGCGCCGTGTGGCAACGCACACGTAACCTTGGAGGTCACCAAAGACCGCTTCAAAGAAGACGGAGCGCCTCTTGGTGGCTTCCTCGCTTGTGGTGATCATCGACCCCGGACAGGTGTCGATCCTGTTACGCGACAGGGCGCGTTGCTCGCCGGAGCTCCGGGGCACCGGGTGTCATCCCGGCTCCTGTGTCGAGCCCCCTGTACTCTCCCGTGGGTGTCTTCCTGATACGACGTTGGTGTAGCAACCGCCGCAGGGAAGTTGGGAGGCCTTGGAGGGCTCGACGACCCGAAGATCAGTCCGGCAGGAGCGACAGGGACTCGGCGTCCTCGTCGCTGACGGCCATGATCTTCTTGACGTTGTTCCGCATCTCGCCATCGTACGGCTTCTGCTTGTTCAGCACCTTCACCATCGAGCCCTGCACGGCCTCGATGACGGCCTCGACGAACGCCTTGGCGGCCTCGGTCTGGTGGGGCAGCAGGTCCGGCTCGTCCGGGAAGTCATCCCCCAGCGAGTCACTGATCGCGTCGGTGTCGATGCCCGACGCGACGGCCAGCTGCTTGAGCGTGAACAGGCTCGTGGGGACGATGTTGAAGTTCGTGAAGAGCTTCCGGCCTTCGAAGTCGGCCGGGCTCTTGACGTCCATCTCCAGGGCACCGTACCAGGCGCCGGGGTTCTTGGCGGAATCGCCAGCCTCCCGTGCCTCACCGCCGACGATCTCGACGATGTAGGTGCCGTTCGGAAGCGGCTCGAAGCCGCTTCCGACGTCGTCCATGTTCACTCGGAATCCCATGATGTCAACTCCAGTTGTCAGTTGTTGGTGTGAACCGCAGCGAAGATGTCCTGCATGGTCGGGTTCTGCAGGATTGCCGGCAAGCTGTTGGTGCGGTCCTTCGCTACGTACTTGTCTGTACCGCTGGTCAACAACAGCCGCTGGGTGTCGTTCTGTACCGTCTTCTTGTACATGTAGGAGACGATGTCGACGTGCCCTGCGACTTCCTGCTTGAGCTTACCGGTCAATGACGGTCGCGTCTTGACGACGTTACCGCTCTTGTCCCTGTCAGAGTCTGACAGGCACGTGAAGATGACGTTCATCGGCAGGTCACGGAACCCACGGACACACCGACGAGTCTGCTCTCCGTTCTTGCCCCACTCTCGGACGGAGGGGACTTCTGGATCGCGGTCGCCATCTTCCTCGACGACCTGACGCATGATCTCGGCCATCGAGAACTTCTGGATCTCGGTCAACGAGTCCAGGATGACTGTCTTGTACTTGGTCCCACGAAGCAGTGCCTCGTAGGCCTTCTGCATGTCTGCCCACTTCTTGATGCGGACGACTCTGCAGTCGAACCCCATCTTGGCGGCTGACAGCGTTCCGCCTTCGATGTCAAGGAACAGTACCGGACTCATCTCTGGTACGGCTGCTGCGCTTGCTGCCAGTACGGTCTTACCGACACCTGGCTCGCCGTACAGAAGCATGTTGACGTACTGCACCGCCGCTTGGACGGTCACCACTTCGAGTCCTCCTAGGGTCTCTGCGGTCAGCACCTCAGGTGGCATGTCGGTTGCTAGGTCGGTCAACGATGTCATGTCCGGTGCTCCCTTACGAAGTACTCATCCAACATCCACTGCTCATCTCCACCCGAGCGACGCAGAAGGCACGGTCCACGCATTGGACAGTGGTCGCACCGGAACCTTGTCGGGTTCGGGTAGATGCGTGGGTTCCCTAGCATGTCCAGTGTCTCTAGGACGATGCGGTTGCCCTGATCTCTCATCTCCGACACCGAGCGATGGACTGTCGTACGCTTGAAGTACTTCGGCCCTTCAGCCTTCAGGTACTGGAGGAAGTCGTTGTACAGGCCCTCAGCGTATGCCTTGGGGTCCTGCTCCATCACGGTCGCCTTGTACACTTCGTACGACGTGGCCTGCTGCTTGTTGACACTGAACCAGCGACCCTGTCTGCACGTCAGATTCTCTTTCGGCGGCTCAGGGAAGGCCTTGTACAACTCATTGTACGTAGCACCGATGATGTTCAGCTTCAGTTCCGAACGTAGCGCCCAGATGTACGATCCCATCTGTTCGTCCAGCTCAAGGAACTCTGACGTGTCCTGCCAACGGCTGGTTGTCTTGTGGTCGAAGATCCAGTAGAACCCCGCATCATCTTGGACGAGGAGGTCTACTCGGCCTTGGTACCACGCGATCTGCACACCCTCATGCATGATCGGCACTCTGAACTTGACTTCGACAGCGATCGGTGTGAAGTGGTCTACTGTCGGAGCCCACTCGAAGTAGTTCCGAAGCATCCCCTTGCCGAGCTCACGCTCTGCTTCGTACTCTTCCTTCTGATCTGGGTCCAGAGCCTCACGTCCGGTCATCTTCAGGTACCGCTTCTTGGTATCCGCCAAAGAATCAAGGAACGCCTGAAGCGATGCTGCGTGCACAAGAGGACGCCGATCATCTTGCAACCAGCCCCACGTTACCGGGTGGTAGTACGTCTCCAGTCCCGCATGCACTGCCGTACCGAAGTACAGCGGCTTGGGTGTCTGGATCGGCTTGTACCCCTGGCGGAGATCTGACATCCAGTCCCACCGGTCTCGGCACCCCTTGAAGGACATCCGGTCCGACGTATGGATCGCTGGCAACCCGTCTTGCGTTATCACGATACCTTATTATACCTTATCCTACATGACCAAAGCTAGTCGTCATCTCAGATGACTCGCTCTCTACCAGGTCCATGCCAATGAGGAACTTCAGGGCACCTTCGCGTGCCCGCTGCTTGCAGTCAGGCCGGCCCAGGTCCCAGTCGAACCACAGGATGCAATGGAGACCTTCCCAGTACCGTTCGAGCCGCTCCAGTGCCTCCTCTTGTGACAGCTTACCCCCAGGACCGGGAGGAGTCCCGGGGGAAGCCGGCGCCAGCGACGAGTCACCACGCTCGCCATTGTCGCTACCCCCGACGCTCGTCGAGTCGGGGGGTGATTGACCGTTCATAGGTTGTCTCCCAACAGTGTGAGGATCCAGGACCACTTCGCTTCCATCTGCTCCAGCCTGGTCTGGTCGATGGTGCCACGTGCCATGATGTCGATGGGTTGCACTTCGCGCTTCTGCCCCGCCCTGTGATGGCGATCCTCTGCCTGACGGTTCAGAGCTGGCGAACGATCTCGGTCGATGAAGATCGGCATATTGGTTGCCGTGAGCGTGATGCCGACTCCGCCCGCTGCGATGGTGCCGATGAAGATCCGGTTGCGTCCCTCTTGGAAGGCCTGGATCTGTGCACCACGTTCGGCTGAAGGGATCGCACCAGTGACAATGGAGTACCCGATCCCTGCTTTCTTCAACCGTACCTCGACGAGGTCGATCATCTGCCGGAAGGCTGACCAGATGGCGAACTGTTGGTCGGGGTTCTCTTTCAGGATCATCATGACCTCGTCCAGCTTGGAGCTTGGTTCGCTCAGCTTGACCTTCCCGGTCTCCTCATCCCACACGGCGTACGCGTCGGCGAACTGGACAAGACGCAACGCCTTGACGGCCGCATTCTGCGCCATGATCGGAGTCATCTCGTCACTACCGGTCTCCGCCTGCATACGCTTGACCCAGGCGATCATGTCCTGCTTCATTGACTTGTACGCAGCCCTCTGTTCCGGCCCTAGCTCTACGAACCTCTTCGAGGTCGGCAGCTTGTCCGGTAGGTCAGGCAAGACCTGCTTCTTCGTTCGGCGAATGTAATACGGCTCGATCCGGCGGTGGAGCTGTTCCACGTTCTGCACACCGATGATCTGCCGCGCTTGACCTCCGCCAGCGATCTCTCCGTCCGCACCGTAGACGGGCTCATCCACAATGTAGAGTGCCCTGAACTTCCAGTACGAACTCCACTCTTTCCGATCCAGCCAGTTGAGCACGGACCAGAACTTGTCAGGGTTGGTGGTGGCTGGGGTCCCTGACAGACCCAGCTTGTAGGCGGTCTTCAACTTCTTGACCTGTTGCGTCTGAATGGCCTTCCGGTTCTGAATCCGGTGGCACTCATCCAGAATGACGTGCAGCCAGGTGAAGCGGTGGAGCTCCGGCATCAAGCGGACCGCTTCGTAGTGCATGATGAAGGCGCACGGTTCAGTGTACTCCTCGAACTGCCTCCAGCTCCACGCCCTCGATTTCGGGTCTATCACAAATGCAGGCAGACCGGTGACACGCTCGTACGTTTCCTTCCACGAGCTGTCGGAACCTTGGTGTGTTGAGATGGGGGCGAGCACGAGGGTGCGGGACAGACCGGGCGATTGTTCACGTCGCACGAGATCCATCCCGCACCCGATGTAGGTCTTGCCAGACCCCATGTCGTCGCAGCACAGGAAGAAGAGGGAGTTCCGTCCCTTCTCCACGGCGTGCAGTTGGAACGGCCAGAGATCGGCAAGACCGGTCATGTCACAGCGTCCCGGGAAGGGTCCCTGAAGGGCCCGGAGTCGTTGTGCTCGTCGTCGTGCTCGTCAGTAGCCCGGGCGTGGACGTGGACGGGGTCGTGGCTTGGGTCGAGGTCGTTGTGCCATTGGTGGTTGTCGTCTCCTCCGTGTTGCAGTTGGGGAGGTAGATCACCGGACCCATGATGCGCCACACGTCGCTGATGTGGTCCGTGGTCGGCGTTCCGCCTCGCACGTACTTCACGTCGACCTGGCCGCCACACTCGGAGGCCAGCAGCGTCACCGTCTTGGTGGTGGACCCTGGTGCGACGGGATCAGCGACAGCGTGCTCGGGGCCGCCTCCACCGCTCAGTCCCGAGTGCGCGATGACCTGCACCCAGTCTCCCGGCTTCGACGGGATTTGGGAACTGAAGGTCACGGTGATGTGTCCGTCTGCGGTCACGCTCACGCTGCCGTCGATGCCGGCTTTGGATGCGTTGCACGTGATTGGGGCGTTCACGGAGGTGTTGTTCCCTCCGCAAGCTTGGGCGGAAGCACCGGACGAGATCAACGCCACGGCCGAAGCCGCCGCCAGTCCCGCCAATGCCGCCGCTACGGTTGGGGCCCGCTTCATCCGGTCTCTCTTTCCTGTTGGATTCGGAGGTCTTGTTGGACGGCGTCCTCCACGAGCCGTTGTCCCGTCGCGAGCATTGAGGGGCTCATCGCCGGGAACTCCTTGCCGGGCTTGTCGACCTCCCTGTTGGGGATCGTTCCGTCGTTGCGGATCTGGACCAGCCAGGTCATGCCATGCCCGTCGAACACGTCCCACCTTGGGCACCGTTCGTTGAGACACGTGTACACGTACACGATGCCATCACGATCCTCTGCCGGTATGGCCCGCGCTTGCACCCCTGGCTGCTTGCACCGAGGGCAGCGCTTGGCCTCCTCGAGTGTCGTGTCGCTCATGTAGGCACCTCCCGTGCGATGAGGATGTGACGCTTCCCAGCGATCTGGTCGCCAGCCGCCTTGAAGTTCTCCCAGTCGCTAGGCGTCAGGAAGTACGCGTTGGTGCCGTACGCGGTCTGGCACACCATGACGAAGCCGCCATCTGGGGTCGGGCCGATCACCTTGATGTCCACCTGCGTGGGCTGGAAGGGGAAGTCGACTCCGTTGCTGTCGCTCATCCCGCCTCCAGCGTCGCTTCGACCACGTCGATCCTCTGCTCGAGTTCCGACAGACGCACGTTCATGTCCCGCAACGCTTGGGCGCCCTCGTTGGAGCCTCCCTGAACGTTGATCTTGGACATGGCGAAGCGGAACAACTCCTCTGTGGGAGTCTGGATCAGGAGCCACCTTGACGGCGTCCCCCCTCCGCCCCGACGAAGCTGCCTGATGCAGTCCATCTCTCGCAGGAACCGAGTCGTCGTGCTGTAGTAGGGCATCGACAGACCCATCTCGCCAGTCACCAGCTTGGTCAAGGCACCCTCGTACAGCTGGTGACCGGTCTCCGGGTCGCGGGTAGCGTGTTCCAACATCTTGCCGTACACATCACAGCAGTGCTGGAACATCGCCGGGATGTCAGACATTCGCGAGTGTCACCTCCAGTCGCACTTGCATCTCCATGGCGCTGGTCATCATCTCGCGCATGCCAGATGCTGCCCAATGCACCTCTTCGTCCGGAACTTCTGAGGAGACGTTCCGGAGTTCCCCCTCGCACCCCGCGATCCACATCGACAGGATGTCCTTGAGGTACGTCAGTTCGGTTCGTGTGCCCTCGAACGTGAGCACGGGTTCCATGCGGCCTCGCTTATCGCTTTGTGTACTTATTATAATATGAAGTACATGTCGAGCTCAAGACGTCAAATCAGATGACTAGTAATCCTCTTCGGGAGGGTTACAGAGTTGGTTGAGTGCACTGGCTACGTGCTCTAGAGCTGACTCCTCGCTGGAAGCGAAACCGCTCCAGACTGCGTGAGGGCCAAGCTTGACGGTGTACCAGGGAGCACCGGACCAGCTGGTGTCGATCTCTACCGTGAACCCGATCACTTGTCGTCTCGCACCCTCTTGAACTGCGGGTGTCGCATGCCCTGCTTGTCACGGCCGACGCCTCCGTAGAAGCGGACCTCGATCCATCTGCCCAACCAGTCGTCGCGGTTGTCGCTCATGTCCCGACGGGTCGCATCGTCCATCCCGCTGCACTTGCCTACCCGTCCGTCCTCGAGTTGGAAGACGACGTTGCCGATCTGGCCTTCGTACTTCCCTTGACCTGGTTCGAAGTTGACGATGACCGCATCTTCGGTCTCGTACTTCTTGACCTTGTACCACGTCTGTGTGGGTCGAGCATCGTAATGGTACCACGCTTGGGCGTTCTTGAGCATGACACCTTCGGCTCCGCGGTCGACGAGCTCTTCGTACTTTGTCTCGTTCCACGGCCCGAGCTCGGTCACCCTGCAGATGGGTTCGGCAAGTGGGTCCTTGTTGCCGATGATGGTCGCCAGCATCCGATTACGGGCTGACTGGGTCAGCTCGATGTAGGTCGGAACGTCGAAGACGAACGCCGCAAGGTTCATGCGTCGCTCCATGTGCGCTTCCCACTTCGCGATGGCGACGTCTGGACCTGACCCTAGCACCCGTGCCGTCATGTTGTAGTCGATCTGGAACCAACACGTTGGGTAGCCCAGTTCTGCGTCCAACATCAGGCCCGCATAGGGGTCGGGGTCGAAGGTGGTCACCCAGCCTGCAAGACTCTCGGCGATGTCCCTACCGCTTCGAGTCCAGGCGTGGAACGTGGGGCCGGTGAAGTCCAACAGGATCCGCCAACCATCGAGCTTCGGCTCCATGTAGTAGAAGTCCTCTTGGACCCTAGCCCACTGGTTGGCGTCCTTGGGCTTGCCGATCTCGAGTGACTGGCTCAGCATTGGTTTCATCACAACCCCCACTTGATCTGGCTCAGGGACTTGAACGTCCCGTAGTAGTCGAGGAACCCAACCTTCGATGCCGTCTGGATCATCACGACCTCCAGCTTGGGCACTCCGTAGATGTTCTCCTGTCGCATGCGTCGCTTGCCGGCGTTCCAAGTACGGATGGCGTCCTCCCTCATCCTGCTGTGAGGCCCCGCACGTCCGAGAACCAGACGGTGCTCGTTGACGTAGAAGAGGTACATGACCTCCGCTGGTCTACGTTCCGTCTTCATATGCCCACCTCACACGGATCGCCATCCTCGTCGACGGGGCTACCCTCGACACAGAGTTCGTCGACTTCTGTGTCGGCGATGTCTGGATCCGACGTGATCACGATGGTGTCCGGCGCTGACAGCACAGGTGGCACGAGCTCAGGCGTCACTGTCGTTGAAGGGACCGATGCCGTCGTAGCCGGGACCCTCGTAGTCACCGTCGGACTGATGTCGGGACCGTCTGTGTGGGAACATGAGCTTGCAGTCACCAGAAGTACACTCAGGATCATCGTCCTCTTCCTCATCGTCTTCCTCCTCGTCGTCGATGTCGTCGGGGCAATCCCCGACGTGGTTGATGCCGCACACGTCGCAGTAGGGAGGGCCTTCGCTCCCGAATCGGCCCTCCTCCAGCCACCACATGGCGTCTTGGTCTTCGTTCCAGTGCGCGTAGTCGCTTCGCGCCATCAGCCTTGCACCTCCACCTTCCACCCTTCAGGCAGGTCGAGGTTGAGCGTCTTGAGCTTGTGCTCGACCTCGTCGATGATGTCGCTGACCGCGCTGTCGTCCATCGCGTTGACCTCGTCCTCCTGCTCGTAGGGGACGCAGATCCGAATGGTGAAGTTGGTCAGGCTGAAGTGACCCTGCATCAGAGTTCGACCCGCGTCATGCTGTCGATCTCCCAGTAGCAGTTGCCCGGGTTCCCATCGGCGATGAACACGGCCAGGTGCTCGCCGGTGTACGGTCCCGGCGCCTTGGGTCCGCTGGTGTACCAAGCACCGCTGCACTTGATGGCACAGTACGTGTACACCCTGGTCGACGTCGAGAAGACGTGCTCCCAGTAGATGACGGCACCCTCCGGGTACTGGTCCAGATCCGGTAGGCGCTCGACGAGTTCGTCGAGCTTGATGGCCTCGTCGACCAGACGCTCGAGACGGTTCTGAAGCTGAGCGATCTCCGCGTTCAGGGCCTTCTTCCGATTGGTGATTGACATGGTTCCTCCCTAGTGTTCGAGATTCCTGACCGCTTCGATCAGGTCTCTGGTTGCTTGGCCTACGTTCGTGTTGAGTCGTTCGGGCACGTACTGCCACTCTTCTCCTGTGTCTGCACGCGCGTGGTGATGTTCCTGGACCTCTCGCTGTGCCGCGTACCACCGCTTGGCTGCGGTGAGCACGACCGACATCTGCCAGCACTTGATGTGGAACGGTCCGAACGTTGTCTGCGTGATCGGGTTCCCTATAGTTGGCGTCTTATCGCGCCTCCCACAGAACATGCACTTCGGTCCCTTGTCGGTCATCGCCGTGGAGTCCTTAGGTTGAACACACGTCCGCCTGCCCTAAGAGCGGCGTCGACGTGCACTTCGCAGTAGTAGTGGTCCTCAGTCTTCGGTCCCGGAAGCTTCGTCGTGACCCTAAACACCGGCTTCCACGGGCAGGGCTTCTTTGTTGTGGTCTTGCCTTCACACTCTGTACTCATCGGTACCTTTGACCTTTGGGACAGACAAAGAGCCCTGGGTTCGCCAGGGCTCTTCATCGGGGTGTTCAGGTTGTGCCGGCGAGGTGGTGCAGCTCGGCTACCGGAGGCGCGGATCCGATGACCCGAGCTCCCATGCTTGCGCGACTGGGCACCTCGCCGACCGGTCTGCGTCAGCTCTCGGCCGGGGTCTCCGCGGCGGCCTTCTTGGCGGCGCGCTCGCTCTTCCGGGCCTGCAGGGCGTCGAACCAGGCGAGGCCGCGCTCGAGGTGGACGATCGGGCGGCTGCCGCCGCCGGGGAGCGGCTGCATGTCGACGGGGAAGTCCTTGCCGTTCTTCACGTACCCGTAGACGATCTGCGGCCGGACGTCGGTGCCGGTCTTCTCGCTGAGGGCCTTCGCGAAGTTGACGGGGGTGACGTACCCATCCGGCGCGGCCGGACGCTTGGGCTGCTTGGGCTTCGCGGCCTCGGCGGGCTGCTCGGCGTCGGTGGTCTCGGTGGTCTTGTCCTCGGTCTTGGTGGCCATTTGGGTGTTGCTCCCTTGGTTGTGGAGAGGCGGTTCGCCTTCTCTCTTGCTTGTACCTATATTATATAGCAGACCTGATGGTCGATTCAAGGGGTCCGACGAAGGTTTACTTGAAGTGGCTAAGCAGTCCGGACAATCGACATCGGACCACCAGAGCGTTGCTTCCCCCTTCCGCCTCGGAGGAAGCTCCACTCCGCACTTCGTGGTGACGGTACCCTTCACCATCGTCGCTATGACGTGCATGGTTCCACCACTGTAGGGGACGCTATCTCGAAGTCGCAGTCGTGACAAACAGCTTCGAGGACGCCCGTCGTGGGTACGAGCTTGATCGAGATGGAGTGCCCGGGATGGGAGCAGACGTGGTAGACGACAGCGTCGCCAATGTTCTGCGCCACCCTAGTTCCTCTTGGCGCGTTCGGTCTGGATCGACTCGCCGAACTCATGCCACGCCTCATGCAGTAGGTTGCACGCGTCCAAGACGTCCTGGAACTCTGCGAACAGGATCCGGTGGGCCGGGTCCCTAGGCGTCGTGTCCGGCTCCGCGAAGAACTCGTACGCGTTGATGATCTCCTCCCGAATACAACGGGTCTGACCCTCAAGCACGACGAGCGTCCGCTCCAGTCGCTCTCGCTGTTGGTCGTTCACGACAGCACCGCGATGATCGTCACGATGATCGTTCCCAGCACCATGAACAGGTTGCTGGCGTTGATGTGCTTGTGCATGTTCACCTCCCTATGCCAGGAAGCACGCTGGTGGTGCTTCGGTTGTCCAGTCCGTGATCGGATGCCAGTTCCCATCCGGACCGAAGATGTCGAGACGCCACCCTGCTTCGGGTGCCGTACGCTTGACCTGCATCGAGTAGCCCTTCGGAGCTTCGATGGTCGCCGCGATAGTGCCGTTCGGATACCAGTTCTCGACGCCGTACAGCGCCGTGTCGGGCACCCTACCGTCCGTCGGCAACACGATGTACCAGTCCATGAACGCTCCGTTGAGCGTGCAATGCGGGTCCACGAAGAGGCGGACTGGCATGGGGTACGCGATCGGCTGTGGCTGGATGGTCCCTGGCGTCCACGAAGGGCCGCCGCAACCGCACCCAGCAAGTCCGATGCACCCAGCGATGAGTGCCTTACGTCCGATCATCTACATCACCCGGCTCGTCGACGTCGTCACTTGCGGTCCCTGTCGAGGCCAATCCCCACAGGGTACGCTGGGCTGCCATGATGTCGGCTGACGATTGCGCGCCGTAGCCGCCTCCGTTGTCTCCCCACCCTGTTGATGGGTCGGGCGGAGAGATCCCAGCTGCTTGCAGGACACTCTCGGCGGCACGTTCGGCTCCCGCGCAGTTCACTGGAAGCACCGTGCACACCTCACCCTCCCTAGGGAAGAACAGCCCGTGCTTGTAGGCCCACGTGTGTGCGACCTCATGCTCTTGGACGTACTGCCACGAGATACCACCCGCTTCGTAGAGCGGCGCACACTCGTCGGCCACGTACACTGTGTCGTAGGGCGCTACCGGTGGTGCCCACCCGCAGCCTCCCTGAAGGAAGTCCCTCGACACGTGCACGATGTTCACGGACGCGAAGTACTGTTGGAACGCCTCCGCGGGGTCCTGCTTCGGGGCAGGCTTCTGGATGGTCGAGGTGCCCTGGTGCGGCGCACAGGCTCCGAGGATGGCCGCTAGAGCGATCACCCTACGGGCTCTCATTTCGTCACCAGGTACGCGACGTTGTTCCTGCCCGCGATCGAGATGAGTTCGATCGGCACAGGGTCCTCGAAGCTGACGTACACCAGCATTTCGGTGTCGTCCGCGAGCTGGCCCTGGGCGACCATCAGGTTGAGGGCGTCGATCATCTCCCTAACCCTCATCGGGATCACCTGGCAGCGCACCGCGTGTGGCGTTGATCTGTGCCTTCGCCCGCTCGTAGAGGGTCTTGTACTCCTCTTCGTGGAGCGCCCTCAACGCACGTAGTGCCCGCGACTGTGCAAGAGCGCCCCTGTGGGATTGCTCCTGCTGTCGGGCCTTGGCGACCTCCCTGGGCAACGGTTCACGTTCCCTGGTTGTCGCGTCAGCGAGCGCCTGCTCGAGGTCAGCTGTCATCGTCCTCACCACCCTCGAACATCTTCTCCCAGCACTCCGGGTGCGTGCCCGTGATGAGCAGCTCCCGCTCGCTGGGGGTCATGTGCGGGAACGCGTTCTGCACGAGCACCCCGCTCTGCCAGAGGTCGAACTTGTCCTTGTCGAGGACGACGACAGTCGACTCCTTGCACACGATGCACGGCGGCGTCCGCATCTTGACGGTGTCGGCCATCAGAAGGCCTCCGTCCGGCAGAGCACCTCGGTGTCGTCGTCGCCGACCGGTCCCTGGATGGTCCCGCCGGTCGCGTTGCACGCCTTCGTCGCCTCGGTCACGTTGCCACCGAACTCCACGAGCGGGAACCACTCGTCCAAACGGTCACTGGGTGACGTCGCGTCGAGGACGCACGGGATCTCGCCGTTCCGCAGCACCACGACGTATGCGGCACCACTGCCCAAGAGGGTCACTCCCGTCGTGTGTCCGCCGGGCGTCCAACCGGATGCCACGAGACCCTGGCTCGCGACCTCCCTGCATCCGTACGCTCCGGGTCGCACCTGGCGGTGGGTCCCGCAGCCCGCGACTGCCAAGACGATCGTTCCGGCCACGATGGCCCTTCTCCCTGTGTTCATGTTGGCCTCCTCAGTGCCGGATCTTTCGTGTCCGGCATACAGGGTGTATAGCCACCCTGTTTCGGCACGTCAACGCACGATTCGCACCTCCGCATCCAGTTGCCGCTCGATGACGTTGGCGGCGTCCATCATTTCGGACTCGCACTCCGCATCGAACACTATGAAGATGGTCAGGACCTTGTTCGCCCCGCTATCCCAGGTGTGGTCCCCGAGGTGCGTCCGCAAGATCGCGTACACCTGGGACTCCTGCTCCACCCCGCACTGCACTTCCAGTCTCATCTCCCTAGTCCTTCCAGCCCCAACGGGGCCTCATCAGCTTGTTGTACGGTCCTGGCTGTCGCCCTTCGACGACGAACCAACGGTGCGGCTTGGTCGGGCACTCCAGCACCCAACCCTTCACACCCGTCCCTGTCTGCACAACCTCTCGCACCGTCAGGAGCTCGTGGTCATGCCCGCGAACTGGACACCTGGTCTTCATCGCACGCTCCCTGCCAGCGTGTTGTGCGTTCCCTTGCGCACCACGACGATCGGTCCGAACATGCGGCCGATGGTCTGCGGCTGTCCGTTCACGACGATGCCCTGCCGCGCCACGCTCTTGGCCTCGAACAACGCCTCCACGTGGAAGGTCCCCGTCCGAGTGATCACGATGTCACCCGCGCGGACATCCTGCACGCTGGCACCCCAGACCTTCCACCAGCCGGCCTCTCCCGGCTGCAGGACACCCTGTGCCTCGAACTCCTCGATCGGTGTCATTTCCCCTCCTGGACCTTGATGTCATGGACCACCAGCAGGAGGTCCGAGAACTGCGACTTGTGGACGGCCACGAGGGTCGTCCTGAAGGTGTCGTTCGACCACCCGTGGCTGTTGGCCCTCAGGTGGTTGAACTCCGCCTCGCTCATGTACTGCCAGGTCATCGCGCGGCCTCCAGGTTGTCACCGGACGTGTCGACGCCGGTGTGCCCGCACTCCATGGTCCACCAGCTGATCGGTCCGGCGAATCCGGGGCTCTGGCCCCACTCGAGGATGTCCCGGAACTTGCAGCACTGCTCGCACTCGGTGACGTGGAGCTCCTCTCCCGTCAGGAGCTCGATCAGCGCCACACCCTCCCAGAGGTACTGGATCCGGAAGTTTAGCTCGATCGACTCGGGGTAGCCATGCTCCTCGTGGTGCGAGTCGCACATCTTGGCCCACGGACCGATCACGGTCTTGCCGTCCCAGTGCGCAACTCCCTCACAGAAGTCACACTCCACCTCGTCTTCGAACACGACTATCTTGGGCTTGGTTCTCATTGTGTGTCCTCCTCCGACACTCTCGCGGCTTGTACTTATATTATACCTCAGGGTACTATGGACGACGCAAGAGGTCGACTTTTCGACCACGGGCCGAGGCGGACACAAGAGGTGTCCGGGCGCATACGACCCATCATACCCCAGAAGACAGGGCCCCCGAAGGGGCCCTGACTTCCTGGTCTCGTGGTCAGGCCTGCTCGGCCTGCGCCTCGCTGGTGTGCTTGGCGACCCACGCGGCGATCCACGGCTCGGCGAGGTCCCGAGCGATCCGGCTGTCGGTCCCGACGCCCTTGATCAGGCCCTTGGTCTTGTAGTTGTAGAGCATCTGCTCCCGGACCCGCTTGGCGGATCCCGCGGCCTCGAAGGCCTGGTTGAGGAGGACGGCCATGCGGTACATGGTGATCGTCTCCGTGGAGACCTTGGTCTCCGTGGACTGGGTGGTGGTGCTGGTGGCCATTGCAGGCCCTCCTTTGCTTGTGGTGATGCCTTTATTATATAGCAGACCCATCGCGTTAGTCACGCGTGATCTTTGTTGGCTGGGTCCCTTGCTGAGTGGCAGAGACGGCAGTGTGTCTATCGTGTCATCAATGTCCCTTTGTGATACTTGCCGTAATATACCTATTGGTGACATTGTCCGCAATGTCCGTAAGACATGTACTTGAGGATGCCTATACCGAAGGTACCTAAGAGCGGACACTGGGGTCCACACAAACTTTCTGCCGCCACGTCACTTGGTTCCTTTAGGAATAGTAGGAGTAGTTACATAGTAGTAATATAGTAATGGAGATGTAATAACCCGAGGTAGATCGATGTACCCCCATATGGGCGTTGAACCTACACGAAGTTACACAACGGTAGTTAGGCCTCGTTTAGCAAAGGTTAAACTCTGCTAAGGTACCGTGATAAGCCTTGTTGGGGCCCCCAGTTTGACTATTTGAGGATTCGTGTACCTAGGTACCGTGTGATAACTTGTTCGGTTTAGTCCCAATACCCTGGGCCGTTCGGACCCCTCCAGGGCTGGACAAGCGCTGACCTCCCTGTGGGTACTCTAGCCGAGGGCGCGCGGGTGCCGGTACGCTAGGTGCGGGCGCGCACTACCCTAGCCGCGGGCGCGCGCGGGCGGAGGAAGGGTTCGTTCGAACGTTAGAGCCTTGGCCGTTCGGCCCCCGGGACGGGGCCTCTCCGACCCAGGGGCGCGCGGGGCGTGGTCCGGGCGCGGGGCAAAGGGAAGGCCCGGCCGAAGCCGGGCCTAACCCTCGACCTGACGGTCAGAAGTCGACCGTGCGACAGGTCACGCTGTACGTTCCCGCCGGGACCGGTCCCACGAGGACCCCTCCCAGCCGGTTGCACTCCTCGGTGACGGCATGCAGTGCGTCCGCCCACGACACTTCGGTACCCGTGGGTCCCATCCACCCGCTCCCGAGCAGGTCGAACCGCACGTCGAGCCGTTGCGGACGAACCATCCGACACGGCATCCCGTCCGTTCCCGTCACTTCCCCGCCTTCGGGAATGACCACGTGGTAGGTGGGCGAGTCACTGCACTTCGGCAACTCGACCGGCTGCGGCGTGGTACACGCACCTACCGCCACACAGATGGTGAGGGTGGCGCCCCCCGTGAGGAGCGCCACCCCCTGACCGTGACTCAACCCTCGACCCGCTTGGTCAGGAACCCGACCAGGAACTCGATGGCGACCTTCTCGGTCATCCGTCCGTTCGCGTCACACCGCTCGGCCACGGACTTGACCTTGGCGCGGTAGTTGTACAGCATCTGCTCACGGATGGTCTTCTTACCATGGGCCGTGAGGACGACGTTCGCGACGGTCGCGAGACCGTACATCGAGACGGGACCGGGCGTACGGGTCGTGAAGGACCCGAGGGCCGCGCGGACCTCGTCGACGAGACCGGTGGCCACGGGGGCCTGGGTCTCGGGGGTGGGCGTGGACATAGTGGAACTCCTTTCCGTAGCATCACTTTGATGCTACCTTTATTATATATCAGACCCCGTTAGGTAAGCACGCGTACATGTAGGTGGCGTTTAGCACAGTACGTCGTATACCACCTACAGACACATAGATAGTAAGCAAGCCTACCAGCATATAGCAATCCCCCCGACCGCGCGGCGGCGCGGGCATATACTACCCGGGGTATATATAGGTTACCGTGAAATGGTAAGCACCCGTAACAGGTGGTGGACGAACTATATTGGTCGCCGACGACCTGCGGGTTGCCCCCGGTACGGCGTTTACCCACACAGGCACGAAATCTCAGTAGGTACCTTTTCTCGTTGTGACCCCTCGAGTGCACACTATATAATAACGGCATGAGCGACGAGCTCGACCTGAGCGCGGCCCGCGAGGCCCTGGAGATGGAGCGTACGGCCCTGGATCGGGACCTCACCGATCCAGCAGTGATCGTGCAGCTCTTCCGGGAGCACTCGTACGAGGCAGCGTTGGCCATCACGCAGATCGCGATGCACGGTGCGAACGACCGGATCCGGTTGGACGCAGCCAAGTACGTCGTGGAGCGCGCGATCGGTCGGATGGGTGAGACGTCGCCAGACGGCAAGGACCCGATCGACGATCTGGTCAACCGCATCATGAGGGAAGGAGCGGCAGCCTGATGGCTCTCGTGACCGCAAGGATCCCCGCCTCGGTCGGGGTGAAGCTGGCGCTCGGGTCCGGTCGTCGGACCGTCACCTATCGCGACGCCGCTGGCCGTCGGTTCGACGCGGTAGTGATGGGGCCGGGCTCGAGCTCCGGCGCCAAGCTCCGCGTGCCGGAGAAGAACAACGGTGTCTTCGACAACGTCGCGAAGGCCACGGCGCTGACGCAGACCAACGTCTACATGACGAGGTTGCCATGATGTTCGCCGCACTCGCGTCAGGGCATACCGACCTCGCCGACGTGTTCTTCCTGGTCGCCATGATCCTCTTCGGCCTTGCCGCGTTGACCACGATCGATGATCGGTCGGTCCGCGGTGAGGGTGTGTTGGTACCTCTGGGGCTGGCCTTCATGGCCGCGGCGTTCTTCGTCCAGTAGTAGTGGCGCGAACGTTCACACCCAAGGTGGGGCACCTGGTGCTGTACACCCCTGCGGGCCGCACTCGAGCGGTCGCTGCACGCGTGACCCAGGCCTCCCCGCTGAACATCAAGGTCTTGTCGAGTGGAGCAGCGTTCACAAGTGTCGTCATGGATACGTGCCCGAGGGCGCGGCCGCTGGTGGCAGCGAGAGGGAAGAGGCCCTTCTGATGAGGATTGGTGCGTTGATCGGTGGGGCTGCGATCGTGGTGGCCTGTACCGCGAGCAATGGGCAGCCGGTCGTGAACCTGTCCGACACGGGCGGGACGAACCAGTGTCGCAACGATGCCGCGTACGGCGCGTGCAAGCGGTGGATCCGCAACGATGGGCAGCGCGTCCAGGGCAGCAACAACGCGTACGTGGCTGAGGTGAACTTCGGGGCGGTCGGCGGGCTGTGCGCCACGGCGTACGTCGGGCCGAGCCGGGAGTGGTACGCGGAGCCGAACGACGACACCGGATGCAGCAACCCGGCAACGGGGTGGCCGCTCCGACAGGGCTTCGGCACGGGCGGGCTGTGACCTGACGTGATCGACCGTGGGGCGCTGTTCGAACAGATTGGGTATGAGCCGCACCAGTGTCAGCGGCTCTACCATGCTGCCGAGCAGCGCTTCCGGGTTGCCTGTTGCGGGCGGCGGTTCGGCAAGAGCACGATGGCGGCGCGCGATCGGGAGCCGATGCTCTTCCAGCCGAGTACGCGTGGGTGGATTGTCGGACCGACCTATGATCTGGGTGAGAAGGAGTTCCGCGTCATGTGGGACGATCTGATCATCGGGCAGCGGCTCGGGCGCGACAAGCGGGTGAAGAAGGCGTACAACCGGCGCACGGGTGAGATGTTCATCGAGATGCCCTGGCAGAGTCGCGTTGAGGTGCGCAGTGCGCAGCACCCGGAGCACTTGGTCGGGGAGGCGCTCGACTGGGCCATCATGAGTGAGGCTGCCAAGCAGGATGCCGAGACGTGGGAGCGGTTCATTCGGCCGAGCTTGTCTGACCGGCGGGGGCCTTGTGACTTCCCGACAACGCCGGAGGGGAACAACTGGCTGTACGACCTCTGGATGTTGAGTTTGCGGACCGAGCTGACGGATCAGTACGCGGCCTGGAACTTCCCGTCGTGGATGAACGATATCATCTACCCGGGTGGGCGCGAGGATCCGGAGATCTTGCTCATCGAGCAGACCACCAGCCCGGAGTGGTTCGCACAGGAGATCGCGGCGGACTTCACCTCGTTCGTGGGGCGTATATATTCGGAGTTCAATCCGACGACACACGTCAAGGCGCATACGTACAATCCGGCCTGGCCCAACTACATCGCCTTCGACTTCGGGTTCGTGAGCGAGCTGGCCGCCATCGAGTTCCAGATCGACCCCTGGGACAGGGTCTACGTTTGGCGCGAGCACTACAAGTCGTACTGGACGTTGGAGCAGCACGTCGCCTACTTGAAGCAGCGGCCGAACCCTGAGGGGTGGCGGATCGATCTGGCCTTTGGTGATGCAGCTGACCCGGCTGCGATCATGTACTTGTGCGAGCACTTCACCCAGACGATCGGGATGCCTGAGGCTAAGGAGAACTGGCGCGAGGGCGTGGACCTGGTGAAGACGTTCTTGCGGACGCGCGATACCGGGCGGGAGGTGGACGAGTTCGGGACCCCGGCTGACGCGGTGCCGTGGTTGACGGTAGACCCGGCGTGTCCCTTCACGATCTCGGAGTTCAACAGCTATCGGGCGCCAGAAGAGGTCAAGGCCACAACGCGGGAGAGCTCCCAGGCCAAGGCGATCAACCCGAAGCAGAAGGACCACGCGATGGATGCCCTGCGGTACGGGCTGGTCCACTGCTTCCTGTTGGGTTGCCGGCAGCACTTGGCCGACGCGCAGGTTCCGAGCTCGAATGCGGCGGCTGCCTCTTCGTCCTTCACCTCTGGTGGGTTCGAGGGGCACTTCACGTCTGATGGTGGGACGATGTTCACAGAGGGGATGCAGCTGTGACTGATTTGATCCCCGTGGTGGGCAGTGTCGACTGGTCTACGGTCGAGTTGCTGGAGGTGACACCTTCGGGGACGATGCTCCTCAGGGAGAAGCCGCCCATGCAGGCGGGGCCTGGGACGTCCGGGATGTCGCGGTACGGCAACATCTACCGGGAGGACTACAACCCGGAGTTGCGCGGGAGCATCGGGCGGCAGAAGTTCGAGAAGATGCGGAAGTCCGATTCGCAGGTTCGCGCGACGCTCCGGCTCGTGAAGACGCCTGTCCTGTCTGCGCGGTGGTACGTCAACCCCGCGTCGCAGGCACGCAAGGACAAGAAGATCGCCGAGTTCGTCAGCAACTGCTTGTTCACGTGGCAGGAGGTCACCTGGCCTCAGCTGATGAACGACATCCTGATCATGATGGACTTCGGGTTCAGTGCTTTCGTCAAGCAGTGGACCGAGAAGCGCATCTCGCGGGGGCAGACCAGGGTCGTCTGGAAGCAGCTCAGCCCGAGGCATCCACTTCTGGTGCAGAACTTCTTCTACACCGACCAGGGCGAGCCGGACTACTTCACCATGTCCGACCCCAACGCGAAGTACGGGCTGATCGAGATCCCGATCGAACGCACCCTCGTGTTCACGTTCGACAAGGAGGGTGGCGACTTCGAGGGCACCAGTGTGCTACGGACCGCCTACCAGAACTGGTACTACAAGCAGAACCTGTACAAGGTCGACGCCATCCAGAAGGAACGGCACGGAATCGGCATCCCGCTGATCTACCTGCCGCCCGGATTCAGCGATGCGGACAAGACGTTGGCGGACGAGATCGGGCGGAACCTCCGGACGAACGAGAAGGCGCACGTTGTGCTGCCGTTCAACTGGAAGATCGAGATGTTGAAGCTGGAAGGGAACCTCACCAACGCCCTTGAGTCGGCCGAGCATCACGACCTCATGATCGCCAGGAACGTGTTGGGGCAGTTCATCAACTCGAATGCCAGCGGCGGTAACGCCAGTGCGGCCGATCAGGTGCTGCTCTTCCAGAAGGCCACGAGGTACGTCGCCGACATCATCAGGGATGTGTTCAACAAGTGGGCGATCCCAGAACTGGTCGACTTCAACTTCGCGGGTGTCGATGCCTATCCGGAACTTCGGGTGAGGCGCATCGGCGACACCCAGGATTGGCGGACGATGAGCTTCGCCATCCGGAACTTCATCGGTGCGGGCGCTCTCACGCCAGATGACGCCATGGAAGGCTGGATCCGCGACGAGATGGACCTGCCGATGGCTGACGAGAGCACGTCACGCTTCGTTGTCCCGTGGTCGGAGGAGCCCCTCGATCCCAATGCCCCTGTGGGAGGCGGAGCTGACGTGTTCCCGGGTGCCGGTGGGGAAGAGACGGCGGCTGCGAGGCAGAACGGTGGAGCGGGCGTTGTCGCGAAGGGTTTGCCCAAGGCGAAGCCAGAGACGCGACAGACCGCTCCGACACCCAAGGACGTGAGGAACCGAGGCACTCAAGGGAAGGACGTGAGAGGACGATGACCTCACTTCTGGCCGAAGTCGACCTCCAGGGGTATACGTTCGACGACTCGACTCGGATGACCTGGCTGCAGGCCTTGCCGATCGGAACGTACGAGCACCCCTTGTACGGGACGATCAAGGTCACCGCCAAGAAGATCGACAACATGGTCCGCCATTGGTCCGAGAGGGTCAGGGGACAGGACCTCGACATCGACTACGACCACAAGGCAACCGATGGACGGGCAGCCGGGTGGGTCGTAGCGGCAGAGAACCGCGGGTTCGGTCCCGCCGGCGGTCTCTGGATCCAGGTGGAGTGGACGCCCAGCGCCTACACCGCCTTGAAGGAGGGCGAGTACCGGTACTTCTCACCGGAGTTCGCCGACGAGTGGACGCATCCCAAGACCCAAGTGCAGTACCACGACGTGTTGTTCGGAGGGGCGATCACCAATCGGCCGTTCCTGAAGGGCATCATGCCGATCCAACTGTCCGAGCTCCAGCTCGGCGAGGCAGACCAAGGAGACGCAAGCATGAGTGAAGTGCTCAAGAGGCTTGCCGAGCTCGTCGGCCTGACGGACTTCGACCCCGAAGCCCAAGGTGCCGAGGAGACGCTCCTGGCAGGAGTCACGAAGCTGAAGGAGACGAAGGTCCACGGACCCGAGCCCGACGGCGATGGTGACGGCGATGGTGATGGCGACGACGAGCTCAAGCAGCTCGCCGAGAAGTCGCCGGCACTCGCCAGGCTCCTCCAGGAGCGGGAGGACGACCGCAAGGCGCTGCGTGCCCTCGAGGCTGCGCACCGGCTGTCGGAAGTCTCCCTCAAGCTCGGTGAGACCAAGACCGAGAAGTGGATGCTGCCGCCGGCGTTCGTCGACGCGATCCGTCCCATCCTCGTCCAGATCAACCGCAAGCTGTCGGAGGACGCCATCGACGCCATCTCCCAGCTGACCAAGTCCGGCCTCGTGCCGCTCAATGCGCCCGCTGGTGCGGGACGCGGCGAGGGCCACGAGACGGATCCCGTCAAGGCGTTCAGCGACAAGGTCGCAGAGGCCATGAAGGGCGACTCCAAGCTCTCGTACGTGGACGCGTCCAAGGCCGTCGCCGCGTCGGAGCCCGAGATGTACGCGGCGTACGAGGGTGCAGTCCTCGCCGGCGCGCGTGAGGAGGGCTGACCATGGCAGGCATGCAGTACGTCCTCGACGTCACGGAAGAGCCGGATGGCGCTGTCAACATCTTCCGCGCGGTGGTGTACACCGCAACGGGGGTGGCGCAGGCGACCTCGCTCGGCCAGGCGACGGTCGAGGGCATCGCGATGGAGGAGGTGTCCGCAGCGGACGCCACCGCCAATCGCCAGATCGCCGTCCGCGTGCAGGGCATCGCCCGATGCATCGCGGGTGGCACTGTCGCTCGTGGCGACAGCCTCCGGACCGACGCCACCGGCAAGATGGTGACGCTCGCGGCCGCAACCGTGAACCAGCGCCAGGTCGGCATCGCCCAAGAGGCGGCCGTGTCAGGCGACCAGTTCAACGTCCTACTGACCCCGGGCGAGTACCGGGACGTTCCCTGATCGGAGGTGTGACAGATGGCCGTATACGATCCCCGAGGTGGCGGAAACGTCCACGTCGACGTCGTCCTCAGCAACATCAGCGTCGCCTTCCCACAGGGTGACTTCGTCGGGAACCTCCTGTTCCCGCAGGTCAGCGTCGCGAAGCAGACCAACAAGTACTACATCTTCGGCCGTGAGTCGTGGGCCGTCGAGCCCGGAGGAGACCTCCGAGCGCCCGGCACCCCGGCCAACGAGATCGCCGGCATGCTCGTGTCGACGGACTCGTACTTCTGCCGCGATCACTCGCTGCGGATCCCGGTCACGATGGAGGAGCGCGAGAACGCCGACAACCCGCTCGACCCGCTGAGCGACGGCACCATGCTGGTGACCCAGAAGGTGCTGTTGGTCCGCGAGCTGGCGATGAAGACCATGGTCACGACCACAGCCAACTACGAGTCGGGCCTCTCGGTCACGCTCGCCGGTGGCCAGCAGTGGTCGGACTACGTGAACTCCAACCCGATCTCGGACATCAAGACCGGGATCAGGGCGGTCCACGCCGGACTCTTCACCTTCGTCAACACCGCGGTGCTCCCGTACCAGGTGATGACACAGCTGGAGGACCACCCGGACTTCATCGAGCGGATCAAGTACTCGCAGCGCGGCATCGTCACGTCGGAGCTGGTGGGCGCCCTGTTCACCATCCCGAACCTGATCGTGCCGGGCGTCGGGTACAACTCGGCGAACCCGGGTCAGACCGCGTCGCTCACCTACCTCTGGGGCAAGGACGTCGTCCTCGCCTACGTCCCCGCAGCCGCAGGCATCAAGACGCCGGCGTTCGCCTACGAGTTCGTGTGGCCCTACCAGGGGCTGTCGCAGACCGTCGAGCGTTGGTGGGTGCAGGACCGCAAGTCGGACCTCATCCAGATGTGTCGGCGCTACGACCTCAAGTTCGTCGCCCTCGGCGCCACGTCGAAGGCAATGGCGGGCTACGTCATCAAGGCCGCGGTGGCCTGAGAGGAGGAGACATGCCCGACTACGCAGTCACCCGCATCCGCTGGTCAGACCCCGATCCCGGCAGCGACGGCAAGATCGTCGAGGTCGAGGAGGGCGAGACCGTCAAGGCCGGCACGTTCCCGGACGATGTCGTCGAGCAGCTGCGCGCTGCCGGCGCCATCAGCAGCGTGCCGACCGGAACCGAAGCGGACCTCGGCCTCATCGTCGCGTCGAAGGACGCGGAGATCGAGGCACTGCGCGCCCACATCGCGGCGCTGGAGGAGGCCCGAGACGCCCCCGAGCCGGAGGCGCCCGAGGAGCCGGACGAGCCCACGGAGGACGAGAAGATCGGCGCCCTCAAGGAGCAGCTCGGCGCCCTCGAGAACCTGGCCGACAAGGGCGAGGAGACCCCCGACGTCGAGGCCAAGACCACGACGCCCGGTGCCCCCGAGTCCGTGACGGCGGCGAAGGCCGCCACCAAGAAGTAGGCGTCGTGGCGAGCTTCCTGACGACCAACCTTGTGCAGACCTTCCTCGAAGGGACGAAGCTGACGATCCAGTCGATCGACAGCAACCTCGAGGACTTGGTCAAGAACATGACGTTCGGTCGTCTGGTTGCTCGCTTCGACACGTCTGGCTGGACGGGCTCGGGGACCACCCCGAGCTACGTCCTCCAGATGATGGCCATGAAGTACGCGTCGATGTACTATCGGCGCCAGTACTCGGAGAGCCTGGAAGAGGACAACAACTACTCCGTCTACCTTGACAAGACCTGGGACATGATCCTGGACCAGCTCTTGTCTGGAGAGATGGACATCCCCGGCATATCGACTTCGGCAGCTGGGACGCCTGTCTTCTGGCCCAACGATGCGTCAACTCAACTAGCGGAGACCGATCCCACGAACGAGATGGCGTCGCCGCTCATGTTCCAAGTCGGGCAGCAGTTCTGATGCTCGAGGTCACCATGTTCCCGCCTGCAGCGGTGATGGCTGCTGCGTTCGCGGTACTCGGACATGAGTTCGAGGACCTACGCAAGCCTCTGCAGCAGGCAGTCAGCGAAGTGATGGTTCCTTCGTTGGCGGAGAACTTCGCAAGCGGTGGGCGTCCTACGTGGGCAGCGCACGCAGCATCCACAGAGGCGCAGCACTCTGACCTCGGCAGCGTTCTGATCGCCACTGGCGAACTTCAGGGTGCAGCAAGTTCGCCTAGCCTTTGGAGCGTCACGGCAACCGACGCGACAGCTCAAGGTGGGCCTTCGTACGGCGGGATTCACCAGACCGGGTGGGCTTTCGGGCCTGCCCGAGTCTGGGCGTTGTTCCAGCCCGAAGATGAGGCGGCGATCGAAGAGGTCTTCGGCAAGTGGATCGACTCCGCGTTGGGGAGCTGGTGATGGCTCAGACCGACCGCGTCTCCGTCGTGTGTCAGGCGATCTACGACCTGTTGATCGCCAACTCAGTCGCCCTAGGCATCGAAGATGTCTGGCTCGGGGATCAGGCACTCCTCCCTCACACGCCAGCGGCGTGTGTCGTGCCTGGTCCCCTCACTCGCGAGCTGACCGGAATGCCAAACCGGACAGACAACAACATGACCGCATACGTCATGATCTACCACTCCATCCTGCAGAACCAAGAGGTTACGGAGATGGAGGCAATCCAGGTCTCGGAGGCGGTCATGAGCCTCCTCCACCAAGATCTGTCACTCGGTGGTACCGTCATCCACGGCTACGTGCGGACGATCGAACCGGGTTACAGCAACAAAGCCAGATCGTGGTACCGTTCCAGTCGAGTGACTTGGACCGGACTCACGAAGACAATCATGTCGGAGGCAGCATGAGCAAGGTAGAAGTCCACCTGCCGTCGCGACCGAAGGGTGACGAGATCGAAGTCATGCACCTGGGGCTCTTCCCCAACGGTGCGACCTCCGACGTGACGGACGAGCAGAAGGCGAACTGGTGTGCGCAGACGGGCCAGGATTGGCCGAAGGGCGGCACCCTCAAGGTTCCGGACACAACCGTGTCGGAGACGGTCATCATCCCCGGAGCCGCAGAGGCGACCGGACAAGATGAGGACACCCCTGTGGACAAGAAGGCCACAGGGGCCGCGAAGAAGGAGGGCTAACAGTGGCCGTCGGAATCCATGCGCAGGGCTTCATCGGCATCGCCTTCGAGACGACCGCCGGCACGTACGTCCCGCCCACGCGCTTCTTCCCCATCGTGAACGAGACGCTCACGGACAACCGTGACCACGTCGACCGCCGCGTCATTCGAGGCTTGGCGGACAACCTCGACATCCTCGCCGGCTACAGCCACGTCGAGGGCGACATCGAGATGGAGCTGATGGAGTCGGTCCTGCCGTACTTCCTCTACGTCTCGCGCAACACCATCGTCAAGTCGGGCTCAACCGACTTCACCTACACCTGCACGCCGACGCACGCAGCCATCAGCACGACCAAGCCTGGTCTGTCGATCACGGTCACTCGCGCTGGCGTCACGTTCGGCTACGTCGGCTGTATCGTGTCGCAGATGGAGTTCTCCCTGCAGGACGGGATCCCGCACGTGAAGTTCTCCATCCAGGGTCTGGGTGAGGCGTCGCAGTCGCTCCCGACCTACACGGCAACCGCCACCGACACGGTGTACGGCGCCGACAAGTACACCATCGAGATCCCGACCGCGTCGCAGGTCTTCGACTGTAGCGACTTCACCGTCACGATCAACGACAACGCCGTGGCGGAGAACCGGATCAACGGCACGACACAGGCACAGTTCGTGCGATTCGGTCAGCGTGAGGTCACGGCGTCGATCACCCGTGACTTCTCCAGCCGTACCGAGTACGACGCCTGGAAGAACCTGACCGCTTCGTCCGTCAACATCGTCTGCACCAAGGGCGTCAACAACAGCGTGGCGATCAAGCTGGCGAACGCGAAGCGGGACACCTACGAACTGGACGGCCTGGCCGACCAGGGCACCCTGCACATGGCACAGATTGGGTGGCAAGGTCTCTACGACACGACATCGTCGAAGTCGTACGAGATCATCGTGAAGTGCCAAGAGTCCATCACCTGACCAGGAGGCAACACCCCAAATGCCCCGCGCAACCAACAACATCTTGGACACGGAACACGTCGACCTGACGACGTGCGCAGGCGGGTTCGTGGAGCTACGCCGTATGACCTACGGGCAGTGGCTCAAGCGGCAAGAGATCGCCATGAACCTGTCGATGCGTGCAGCCAACGGCGAGAGCGGACAGCCTTCCCGCCGAGGCGAGATGGTGGCCGACGTGGCCATCGCAGGTCTCGACGTGGCTCGCTTCGAGTTCAAGCACTGCATCGCAGCTCACAACCTGGAGGACGATCAGGGCAACGCGCTCGACTTCTCGGCCGCGTTCACCATCGAGATGCTCGACCCGCGCGTCGGGCAGGAGATCGGTGAGGCCATCAACAAGCTGAACCAGTTCGAGGGTGACCTGGGAAACTGACCAACCGGGTCCGGGACTTCGTTGTCTACGACAAGGGGAAGAAAGACGACCCCGACAACGAGGACATCCTGTTCTGGGTGGGGTTGGCCAACGTCGTCCAGCTCACCCACAGTCTTCCCGGACCAGGTGGGATCTTCGAACAGGATTCCTTCACCTGGTTGATGTGCCAGAACGTGTTCAGATTCCAGGCCGAGAGGCAAGAACTGGACGAGAAGCGGAGGGAGCGGAAAGAAAGTGCCCGTCGGAACCAGGGACATTCTCCTCGTCATTAGGGCGAAGGACCAGGCGTCGCGTGTGATCCGTGACGTCGGTCTGGCGTTCGATAATGTCGGGAAGAGCGCTGAGCAAGCGGCCCTGCATACGATTCGAACGGGTGCAGCTCTCGTTGGCGTCGGCGTCGGCTTGACTGCCGTCGGCGCCAAGGGGCTTTCGGTCCTGTATGACTGGACCAAGGCAGCACAGGATTACAACCAGACGGCGGCGTTGACCTTGACACAGGTCGATCAGCTGGGTGTGTCCGTGCAAGACATCGCTGACATCGGTCTTCGCGTGGCGAGTTCTGTCGCAGCTCCCCTCAAGGAGCTCCAGCCCGCCTTGTACGACATCTTCTCTTCGTTGGATGTCAGTGTTCCTCAGGCGGAAGTCCTTCTGACAAGCTTTGCCAAGTCTGCTGTTGCGGGCCAGGTGACGGTACAGGAGGCGAGCCGGCAGTCGATCGCTGTGATGAACGGCTTCGGGCTGTCGGTGCAGGACCTGGGCATGATCCAGGACGTGACGTTCCAGTTGGTCCGTAAGGGCGTTGGAACGTACAAGGAGTTCGCGTCCACAATCGGTCGATCGATCCCGTCAGCCCAGCGCGCTCACCAGACGTATCAGACCTTGGCTGGAACGCTCGCCTTCCTTACCCGGAATGGCTTGAGCACCGCTATGGCGTCGACGACTGCTGCGCGTGCCATGGACACATTGGCGAACCCAGTCTTCGCCAAGCATATGAACGACATCGGCATCTCGGTGTTCGATGCTACGGGCAACTTCCGTCCCCTGAACGATGTTGCAACGGATCTGGGGAAGACTCTGTCTGGGTTGACAGACAAGCAGAAGGCGAAGGCACTAGCAGACCTCTTCCAAGGTGCGGGAGGCACGATCCAGTCCAGACGGTTCTGGGACTTGGCGATCAACAACTTTGACGAGCTCAACCAGCGCGTGGACGAAATGGTGAACTCGTCTGGGGCACTGCAGAGTGCGTACGACATCATGTTCGATACGCCTGCCACGAAGGCGCAGCAGCTCAAGAACAACTGGGACGTCTTCAGGATCAAGATCGGCGATGCCCTCATTCCGGTTCTGGAGAAGATGTACGACATCGGCATCAAGATCACCGACTGGCTGAACGGTCTCGGTGATGCGACGTTGAAGTCGATTGCGAAGTGGGCTGCTCTCGGATTCGCCATCCTCACTATTGTCGGCATCATCATCACTGCCATCGGGGTGTTCGCTCTGCTCTGGGGTGCTATCGAGCTCATTGGTGGTCTGGGTGCCGTTATTGGTATCCTGGCAACACTAGGGTTCTGGATTGCAGCCATAGCAGCTGCAGGGTACCTGATCTACCGGAACTGGGACACCATCAAGAACTGGTGGGTCAACACTCTCTGGCCAGCCATCAAGAGTGCTGCGGAGACTGTTTGGAAGTGGTTGGTAGAGCACGGTCCGCCGGTCTGGGACGCGATCAAGAGTGCGGCAGAGACTGCGATGAACTGGCTGCGTGACAACGTGCCGCCGATTTGGGATGCTATCAAGACGAAGGCTGAAGACGTCTGGCCCACTGTGCGTGATGCCATCGTCACAGCGTTCACCGCGTCCAAGGATGCCGTGCAGACTTCGGTCGAGTGGATGCAAGCCAACGTCCCGCAGATCTGGGACGACATCAAGACTAAGACGAAGACGGCATGGGATGACTCGTACGCCGCGGTACAGACGTTCTGGCAGAAGCTGCAGGGGTTCTGGGATTGGCTGCTGAACTACTTTGGTCCAGGCATCCAGCAGATCTGGGAGACCATCCAGAAGGATGCTGGACCGATCTGGGATGACATCGTCATCATCGTCACACGCGCAGTGCAGGCAATCGGTCTGGCGCTCGCGTTGGCGTGGACGCTCTGGTCGGCGATCTGGACGAACATCCACACAGGGCTCAAGACGATCGTCGACACGTTCTGGCCACTCATCGTGCAGGTCATCACGGGGGACCTAGACCTGATCAGAGGGTACCTGGACATCATTGCCGGTATCCTGACTCTGAACTGGGAGAAGGTGCACGAGGGTCTGCACCTGATCGCAAGCACGTGGTGGAATGCCATCCAGACCGTCATCTCGACAGCCCTCCAGCTCATCCTCGGTATCGTACAGGTGACCGCTGGTCTGATCTACACCAGCTGGCAGGCACAGTTCCAGTTGATGGCTAACATCACCGGCGTAGTCATGAACGCGATCAAGGCGACCATTTCCAGTGTGCTGTCCAATATTGGTGGAGCGATCACGTCGCAGTTGGCCCTCTGGGCGTCGCTCTGGGCGTCGACGTGGAATATCATGTTGTCGATCGCATCGACGGTGTTCAACGCGATCAAGTCCGCTGTGACGAGTGCAATGTCGGCGATCTCGAGTGCCATCTCCAGCGCGATCAGTACCGTGCGGGGCATCTGGGACGGATTCTGGAACTCGCTGCCCAGCCCGGTTCGTACAGCTGCCGGTATCATAACTGGCCTTGCGTCGTCGATCGCTGGTGCAATCAGCGGCATCGTCAGTGGTGTTGCAGGTATGGTGAGCTCTGTCGTGAGCGCCGCAGACAGGGCAGCTGGAGCCATTGCACGGATCAAGCAGGCAGCGTCCGGATCTATCCTTCCTGGCGGTCTCAACATCCCAGGTGTGCCATTCGTTGCCAACGGTGGACCGGTGTTGAAGGACGTCCTGCACGTTGTCGGTGAGAAGGGTCCGGAGCTCTTCGTTCCTGGGTCGAACGGGTATGTGTTCCCCCATAACGTGTTCAAGCAGGTGACGGGCATGGCGACAGCGATGGCTGAACTACCTCCGAGTGGCGGTGGTGGCGTAAGCGTGCAGATGAACTTCTACGGTCCAACGCGTGCCAGTGAAGTGGAAGAGGCGGTCGATCGCCGACTGAGGGATCTCGTGACAGTGGCGAGGGGGCAGTAATGCCGTTCATCAATGTCAACAATGCAGTTGGGCTGCTGGCACCAGACGTTCGCGTAGCCATTGGTGGAGGCGCCGCAGATAGCGTGGCAGCCGTCACCGATGCGAACAACGCCACCTACATCGAACAGACTACTGCTGGGACGTCGACCGACTGGCGTGTGACCCACTTCCTCGGTGGAGCTGGACTTGGAACCTCTCCTCCTGCGGGTACGGAGATTCAGAAGATCCGCTTCGCGATGAACTGCCAGACTGGTGTCAACCAGACGGTCAAGTGCACGATCGAGATGTTCCTCCTCGACATGCAGGTGGATACAGGCGGGCGCGTTCCCACGAACTATCGGTCGGTGCAAACGCTGTCGCTGGCGTTGCCTGGCCCTTCAGTGTACTTCGTGGCGACGGATTGGATCTACTACCTGCAGGACATCAGTCAGCCGTCGGCGTTAGGTATGCCACTTCCGACAACGATGGATCAGCTAGCGTACCGCATAACGGCCGACTTGAGCATTCCGGGTTCTGCAAGTTATGCGTCGTTCCGTGTGTTCGATTGCAACGTGCAGGCGTACTGGACAGGCATCCCGCAAGTCACTCCGGCTATCTCGGGTGACTCGACCAGTGTGACCTGGGAGACCGCTCCGACGATCCAGGCTGTTCGTACGGGTGTCGCGTTCCCGATGCAGTCGGTACAGGCCAAGGTCTTTGCTGCAGCGGATGTCGCCGATGAGACATTCAGTCCAGATGATTCGACAGCGCTTTGGGACTCGGGCGAAGTTCTCGTCCAGTCGAACGAGACGGCTGAAACCGTCTGGTTGTATCCAGACGCGCCGACTCTGCCTGTCGGAAAGCTGCAAGCGTTCGCACGTGCTAGCCGTCGAGCTGGAGTGCCTTCAGCTCCGGAACGTTGGGGTCCGTGGACGCAGTACGACGCAATCCCGTTCGGCAACTCCTTCGGCAGCCCGCGAGCACCCAAGGTTACGTTGACCAACCAGATGGTGGCTTCCAGTCGTGTCTCGATCGACATCGCTGGGCAGGACAGTCTGCTGTCAACGTCGCACCAGTCGGGTAACTTCGCAGGCAACAGCGTTGCGTTCGTTGCACTGAACGCTAACACCAACTATACCGTCGGTGTGAGCGGTCTTGGCAAGGACAACATGGCAAGCTTCCGCTGGTTCAAGGTGACCCGCACGGGCTCCACCGGTACCTGTGGCTTGTCAACGCCAGGGACCGGTACGACGGGTATCCCTGTGACTGCTGGTCGGACGTACGCACTGTGTTGCTGGGCGTTCATGAATACTGGCGCATCGCGAAACCTGTCGTGGGATATCGACTGGTACAACTCTTCCGGCACGTTCCTGTCGACAACTTCCACAGGGACGACTGCTGTCCCGGCAAGTCCGACGACAACTCCAGTTCTGGCGACGGCTACGGTTACGGCGCCCGCGAACTCGGCTTATGCTCGGTACAACGTGAAGATCGCCAGCGTCTTGACGACGGAGACAGTCTACACGGATGGACACACCTTCCGTCCGTACGACAATACGGACTCGAACATTCCTTCGACCGGTGGGTGCGCTACTGGCAACAAGGTTGGCAGGGATGGTACGAGCGGCGATGCCACTGTCGCAACTACGTCTGCAATCTACCTGGATGCCATCAATGGGTCGTTCGATACGGCAGGCAGTGCTACGGCACACACAGGCTCGCTCGCTGACAAGTTCACGCGTGATACTACGACACAGCGAGCATGTTGGTTCCAGTTCCCTCCGTTCAACACACGGACGTCCTTCTCCACGCAGGAACTCTGGAGACAGTACCCCTGGCAGCTTGGACAGTTCGCCCGAACCACGTTGAGTGGATCCTGGTGGGCTCGAGCAGTCACTGCAACGCGCGACATGCGTCTTGGCATCGTCTGGTTCGATGCTATGGGCAACGTCATGTATATCGCCTGGGGCGCTACGGTCAACGTTACGACTTCGGCGTACGTTCAGCTCACTGCGACCGGTACAGGACCCGCTGAGGCGGCCTTCTGCGGGATGCGTGTAGCAATCGATGATGGCGCTGCATCTGAAGTGTTCGTGTTCGACGATCCAGTACTCATGGCAGGTAACACCGGCACCATTCGGATGGAGTCGTTCGGTGTCATGGACCAGCTGAATCCGGATGCGTTCCTCAGCTTCGCCCAGGTGCAGAGGCGCATCAATGGTGGCGATTGGCAGGATCTAGGTTGGTTGACAACGCAGTACGACTACAAGCAGTCGATCACCAGCCTGCTCGACTACACCTGCCCGTATGGTGCTACAGTCGACTATCGCGCTCGGACCGTTGTGCCTTCGGGGTCGGCTCGTGTGAAGTACGGTGACTGGTCACCAGTTGTGACAGTCAGTCCTGCGCTCGCGGCTGTTGGTGGTCGCTGGAAGCTGAAGGACCCGCTTGACGCGTCGCGCAACCTCGACATCGACTTGATCTCCGACCGGGGCTTCGAGTGGGATCGAGTCGAAGACATGGCAGTCTTCGAACCCTTCGGTCGTGCTACCCCGATCGTTCTGGCAGACGTCGTTCGCTCTCGTACAATCACGTGTACGGTTGATATCGTGGACTCGACCGAGTACGCCAAGTTCTTGGTTCTCGCCAACTCACAGCGCACACTGTTGTTGCAGCGTCCTTGGACCGGAGAACAGTGGTGGGTTCGCATCACGGCGAAGGTGCAGGTCATAGAGCAGAGCACAACCCCGATTCGGTATGTCATTGAGTTCGAACTGCGAGAAGTCGATGTACCCTCGGTCACCTAGGTTCGACGCAGCCATCCCGCAGAGTCATGTCCAGCGGACTGTTTGTGAGCTGCTCAACAGTCGAGGCAATGTGACGCACACACTTACGCCAACTGAGGGCGAGCTCACGATCGATGACGTGGATGTTCGTCGGCAAGCGACCTTGACAGTGATCGATGAAACGGGTGAACTTGTTCCGGACACGGCATTCGACATCTTGAATCGCGCCGATACGCGTGTACGGATCAAGCAGGGGATTGTGTACCCAGATGGTACGGAGGAACTCATCACGCTGGGTACGTTCATCATCTATGACAACATCATGACGGACTCGGGTCCAAACGTGACGATCGCCTTGACGTTGCGTGATCAGGCGCAGTTGATCTCAGAGCACGTTCTGGCCAATGACTTGGCGTTCGACGGCTTCAGTCACTTTGACATCGCCATGTACCTTCTGCAGTCGTCGACCGTAGGGTTCCAGACCGACGTGCGTAGCATCTCTACGACGACGACAACGACAGCACACTTCCAGGCCGGAGACGATCCTTGGGGCAAGGCGGCCAACATGCTCGAAGCTGTCGGGATGGAGATGTTCTTCAATCCGGAAGGTGCCGTTGTCGTGCAGACGGTACCGCAGTTCGACTCAGTCACTCCCTGTTGGACCTTCCGTGAGGGTGTCGACTGCACAATGTACTCGGCACAGAAGCGTGTCAATAGGCAGGCGACGTTCAATCACGTGATCGTGCTCTCGACCGGCCCGAACGGTGATGCAGCCATTCGAGGGGAAGCCATCGACTACGAAGCGTCGTACCCCGTATCTGTCACGGTGTCGGATCGCCCGTATGTCATAACTGAAAGCAGTCTGACTTCGACCGAGCAGGCCAATCTGTTGGCGGAATCGTACTTGCGGAAGAACACCGGTCTGGCCGAGTTCGTCAACATCCAGGCTACGTCGCATCCGTGCTTCGAGATTGGTGACGTCATCATCGTGGAGAGAGCCAACTCCAAGATCAACGCCAAGTACGTTGTTGACAGAATCAGTATTCCGTTGGTGCACGATCGATCGATGAACATCTCGAGCCGGCGCCGAAGGGTGCAGACCTAATGCAAGACATCACCATCATCAACGAACTTGCTGGCATGATCGCGCCTGATGATCAGAATGACGTACCTCACTGGCGCAGGGGCTACGTCACTGCAGTTGAGACTACGACACCGTTCACCCTGACCATCGCCTTGCACGGAAGCGCTGCACAGTTGGCGCGCATTCGTCAGGGTGCAGGGTGTGCTGCACGAGTCGGAGAAGAGGTTTGGGTCTATCGCCTCGGCAACACAATGGTCGCTTGGGGTAGTCCAGTCACTCCTTGGATCACTCCAACTCTGACGAACAGCTGGGTTCGATTTGACCCAGGTGCACCTCCTCCGCAGTACAGAGGCTACGTGAACGGTGATGTTCAGCTGCGTGGTGTTGCTAAGAACGGTACCATCAACGCGTCCATGTTCACTCTCCCTGTAGGTTTCCGTCCTGTGATCGGGAACGGGTTCAACGGGCCCGTTGCTTCCAACTCCGCCTTCGGGTACGTCAATATCAATAACACCGGCAACGTCACTCCAGTAGTGGGCAGTAATGCTTGGTACTCGCTTGACGGAACCATCTTCAGCACACTACCAGAATAAGGAGTACACCCCATGAGTACAATGGTTGATGAAGACCTCCATCTAGGATGTGCAGGTGAGCCACTCGATGTCGAGCTCAGCCAGGCCGTCTTCGCGGAGGACATGGAGACCATCCACTCTCTGGACTTCGTCGTCCAGGGAGCGCTGTCGGCCTTGGCAGTCAGCGCAGCGCCGACCTACTTCCATTGGTCGAGCCTCGGCATCCCACCTCTGACGGGTTCCTGCTCGTCGAACCTCCAGGCGCTGTTCAACTACGCGCAGCGGACGTACCCCGGAACGACGAGCTATGGCTGCTACAACCGTCGTGTCGTTGCGGGCTCTAGCACGTGGTCCAGCCACGCCTGGGGTGCCGCGTTCGACATCCATCTTCCCAGCCGTACGATCACCGAGCAGTTCTGGGACTTCTGCATCCGGAACTACATCGCGCTCGGCATCAACACCATCCACGACTACATCTTGCAGCGGATGTGGAAGCCGGGCCAAGGCTGGGTGTCGGCTTCGATCGGCTCTCAGGGCGGAACCTGGACCCATATCGAGACGACCCAGGCGATGTTCGGCGACGGGCGTTCGGTCGAGCTCAAGATCACCGGCTTCGAGCCTGGACCTCCGGTTCTGCCACCGCAGCCCGGCGTCGTGTACGATCCGTGGCACGACAAGTGGGGTCTGTTCCCCGTCAACGCGAACAAGTCGGAGCTCCAGCTCGGTTCAGGCTACACGTCGGGGACCCAGCCGCTGCAGCCGCTCTGCACCTACCTGAACCACGTCATGGTGTTCAAGGCGCATCAGATCGTGCACGACCCGTTCATCGTGTGCACGCAGTCCTCGATCGACGCCACGCGCAACGTGAGGGCGTTCTTCGATCCGCAGATCAAGGACGTCGCCTGGGGTGCAGAGGCGTACAGAGGAATCGTCGGTCCGCGCACCTGGGCCATCACTGATGGTCTCGCGACCAACTTCGGGAGGAACTGAGATGACTTCCGGAATCGACGTCAGCTCCTACCAGGGAGCAATCAACTTCGGCCAGGTCCAAGGGGCCGGTGTCACGTGGGTGGGCATGCGGGTGCTCCACCAAAGCAAGGACGTGTACTTCGATGCGAACCGGATCGGGTTCTCGTGGGCACGCCACCGTCTGTTCTACCACTACCTCGATCCGGGCAACCCTGTCGCGCAAGCTGATCGTTTCCTGAACATCGTCGGCACCCTCGCACCAGGTGAGGGCTGCATGCTCGACGCTGAGGGCGGCCTCACCGTTCCCGATGCGAAGGCCTGGTGTGACCACGTCGAGCAGAAGACACAGCGGCCTGTGGCGATCTATACAGGGGGCTACGTTGACGGTGGAAAGATGTGGCGGGATCCGTTGCTGAACACTCCATCGCGTGCACGTATCTTCGCCGCGTACTCCACGGAGGAGAAGGCGAGGAACACCCACGCTGCAGGCATCCCCTGGGATGCGTGGCAGTTCACCTCGAGTGGACTTCTTCCGGGTATCCACGGCAGTGTCGATCTGGATCGTGTGGACAACCCAGGGAAGTTCGATCAGGTGTGCGCGGTCAACCCTCCGCCTCCTCCGCCCCCCTCGAACTGGGCTCCTCTGCAGCACCAGTACGGCGACTACCCCAAGACGCCGAACAAGCCGGAGCTCAAGTTCGGTGACGGCTACGCGGTTGATCAGGCTGATCGTCCGTTCATCGAGTACTTCAAGCTGGTCGCTGTCATCGAGGCTGGCCAGAACACCTACGGCTCGCCCTGGTTCGTGTACGAGATCTACGCGGTCCAGGCTTGTCAGATGATCCAGAGGTTCTTCGGGTTGCTCATAACAGGAGTGGTCGACGCGGCGACGTGGAGAGTCATCGACTTCCTAGCCGGACCTCGACCGCGTTAGCGGACAGGGCATATGGATGAGTGTGGAGACGGCGAGGCGAGTATGGGCTCTGATCCGAGACGTCTTCATCACGCTGCTTGGTGGTTGCCTCCTAGCGTACGAAGCACTGCGCAATGGAGGCAACGGCCAGATACGAGTCGAAGCAGTGGGCGCGTACCTCTTGATGCTTGGTCTGCCTTCGTTGGTCAGGCTCGACAAGATCATACGCGGAGCAACCAAAGTAGCGAAGGAGGCCGTCAAGGAAGAGGAGGGATCGGAAGATGGATCCGACGGTACCCAGTAGCGACAACATACACCTTAGCGGTGATCACGACGGTAGTAGCAGTGAGGCTGCTGCAGAGCTTATAGCGGCTCTGCGCCGTATGCGAAGGACCCTTTGGGTGTTCTTCGGCATCATCGTGGTGGGCATCATCATCGTCGTATCCGGCTTCAAGATCCAGGCGGACCGAATCGTCCACGAACGTATCAAGGTTTGCAAGGACGTGATTCACAGCACGGTCAGAACCTTCGATCAAACATACGACTTCCTAGAGACCCGCTACTCGGCTAACGGTCGAGCCCAAGGCGTCTTGGATGCGGTGGCCTTACTCAAGAACATCGCAGCCGAGCAACTGGACGAGCGCAAGTGCTCGTCCCCCTGACAACAAGGAGCACCATGAGCCAGTACCTGAAGGCGGTCGTCGCAGCCATCGTCACCGGCGTGGCTGCCGTACTCACCGTCATCCAGACCGCGAACTCGGACGGTGAGATCACCGGCGACGAGCGCAACCTGATCATCACGGCCATCGTGTCGGCCGTCATCACCGTCTACGGGGTCTACAAGGCCCGCAACACGCCCAAGGGGGCCTGATGCCGCTCACGACGACAGGCAAGAACGACGTCCTGACCAACGGTCTGACGAACTTCACGCATGTCACGGCGAACAGCGACTTGTCCGGAACGGAGGTGGCCACGTCGCGAGTCGCCGTGACGTGGACCTCCGCTTCGGCGGGTGTCCGTGACAACAACGCACAGCTGTCCGTTCCCATCCCCGCAGCAGGGACCGCCGTGGTCGGTTCCATCCGCTCGGCGTCGACGTCAGGCAACGAGGAGGCGACGCTCCAGATCGGGTCCACCCTCCGAGGTGTCGGCTCGGTCGATGCCATAGCGACGGATCTGATCCAGTCGGACGGTCACGGACTGATCGCGGACGACAGGGTCTTCTTCACGACCGTCGCAGGTGAGTCCCTGCCGACCGGCCTGAGTGCGACGACCCTCTACTGGGTCATCTCGTCCGGCCTCACGACCGACGCCTTCAAGGTGTCGACCTCCCAGGGCGGCGCAGCCGTGGACATCACGGCCCTCGGCGAAGTCGCCTTCTTCAAGACCGTCCCCAACACGTTCGCGTCCGCAGGCAACCTGGTCTTCTCGACCGGCGCGCTGGACGTTGACGCCAACTTCGTCTGAGAGGAACGATGGCCAAGAGCGAGAAGTACAAGTACGAGGTCCATGAGCAGACGTCCGGACGTTTCGTCTGGCACGTCTGGGATGACAACGACGACCTGGTCGACTACTGGAGTCGGGACGGGAAGGTCGAACTCGTCGACGGCGTGGAGACGCGCGTCAACGACTCCGTCTTCCGGACCGAGAAGGAGGCGGCCGACTTCGTGGAGTCCAAGTACAAGGGGGCCACGTGCAAGACCAAGTTCACTGAGGCCTGATGGCTACCCAACCGTTCGTCGATCTGCTGCCGCCATACTACGATGCGGCAGCATCGGCGAAGAACAACTTCACGTCCATCACGGACATCGGGATGGGTGTCAACCCCAGCATCCCGGCCGTCAAGAACAAGGGTCAGCGGTGGCGCTTCACTGCGTGGGGTCTGCTGTCAACGACAGGCACGCCGAACATCACGTTGTCGATCTGCTACGGTACGACGGCAACGGTGCTCGCAGCGACAGCAGCCACCGCAACGGGTTCGGGTGTCTCGAACGTGCCATGGCGCATCGAGCTGAACACCGTGTTCTACACCATCGGCTCTTCGGGCACAGCGGCATCGCAAGGGTTCTGGTGGCTCGGTACGTCCGTGTCTGCCTGGACCTCGTTGCCCGTTCCGGCTACAGCGCTGGCGACAGTAACCGTCGACAACACGACAGCGAAGGACGCCATCATCGCAGCAACGTGGTCGGCCGCTAGCGCGTCGAACACAATCACGTGCTGGGACTTCATGGCAGAGCGCCTGAACTAGTCTCATGGCCGTCGGCTTTGAGATAGCGAACGGCTCAACCTTTGCCGGCGACGCAGACGGCAACGTCTCGTTCTCGTTTGACGCTGGTACGGGTCCTTCTCGCTGCCTCTGGGTCTGGGTCGGCTCTTTCGGGACATCCAGTGCGACGGTCACCTACAACGGTGTGTCGCTTACCGCTATCGACCGTACGTACAACAGCAACCAAGATGGGCTCTGGTTCCTTCAGGGTCCAGCATCCGGGTCGAACACGCTTGCTATCAACGGCAGCTCGGCGGGCGACATCATCGTCTGCGCTGTCGTCACGAACAACACACTCCAGACAGGAACGCCATACCAGAACCTGACGACGGGTAGCGGTAGCGGTACAACGCACTCTCTGGCGATCACGTCAAGTCAGTCGGACTCGCTCATCCTGGCGTTCGATGAGTCCGGCAACACCATCTCTGGTCCGAACCAGACTAGCGCAACAATCCAGAACCTGAATGGCAGCTCCGGTATCGGTAACGGTGCAGCGCAGTACGCAACAGGCAATGGTAGCTCGGTCACGTGTTCATGGGCGTCGAACGGTGACCTCTGGTTCATTGCTGGTCTGGAAGTTCTCCCTGCTCCCGCCATGGACATGGTGGAGATAGAGCACGGGTACGATAACACCGATCAGGCCTCCAGCTATACGACAGGCACCGTAACGGTCACGCAGCCTGATGCCCTGCTGGAGATGGCAATCTGGACCTACGGCACGACTACGGCGCCTAACCCAACGCCAGTTGGAATCGGTACGTGGGTAGCGCAGACGTCACAGGTCGATGGCGTGACAGCGATGTTCACGTTCAAGTGCCAGCTGTCTGGAACACCTAGCCCGGCTACTATCACGATCAACGTCGATGCGGCCGCCCTAGGGTGTGCAAGGTCGATCGTCCAGATCAAGGGCCACGATGTCGCGGCGCCTATCGTCCAGGCTGTCGTGGGTGGCGGTCCAGGTGATATCTCGGCAGTCACCAATGCGTCGATCGGGCTAGCTGCGGCTGGTGGAGCCAACAACCGTGCACTCTCGTTCTGGATGCACCGAGCCCAAGAGGTCACGACTCCTGCAACGAGTTGGACCGAGCTCGCTGACGACAACGATACCACGCCTTCGCGAGGACACGAAACCCAGTGGCGTAGTGACGCGTTCGACACTTCCCCCGCCGCATCTTGGGCTACGTCCTCTCGCTGGCAGGGTGTTGCATTCGAGATCAGAGCTGCAGGCATTGCGGCTGTTCCGGATGCTCCAATCCAGTTCGTGGCAATCGGGGCCCGGTCCGCTGGCGGCACAACCACAGTGGCACCGTCTTACCCGTCAGGCGTTGCTGCCGAGGTGCTCGCTGTTGCAGGTCGGTCAGAGAAGCCTGAGACCGCCACCTGCTTGGACGAGCCTGGCTGGATGCCACTAGCTGATCGCACGGGCGGTACTGGTACGACTGGTATCGATGTCGGTTTGACTCGTGCGCACTGTGACGTCAGAGAGTTGCTGGGTACCGAGTCCGGTTCCGTCACCTTCGATCAGGGCAACTCACCGAACTCAGTCAACGGCTGGATCGCCCTCTATTCGAAGGACCCGAGCTATGAGTGGCGGTACATCGCGACATCGGGAGACGACAACACGCACGGTACAGGTCGATCGGCTACGGGTAGTGCGATCGACTTCCTGCCTGGCGACATGCTCATTGCCATCTGCTCGTCGGATACGGACACCAACACGGCGTACACCTCACCAGCGCTAACGGCCTCGGGCATCACGTTCGGAACGACCAATCAGCGTCTTGGAGCTGGCGGTGTCACGACTGGCAACGATACCGGTGGTATGCACTACGATGCCATCGTTGTGTCTGGCTCTGGTACAGTTGCGCCCACGCTCACGCTCTCTGGCGGACCAAGTGCTTGCGGCGCTGTCCTGTTCATTCGCTTGCGCCAGGTCAAGCCAAGCCCTGAGCCTCCGCTCTTCCCGCCGTACTGGCCTGGCGGTATCATCGCGCCGCAGTACCTCGAGTCGCCTGCTCCAGCAGGAGGTGGCGGTAACGATGTCAACGTCACCGGACACCTGGCGCTTGCAGCTCCTCCCTTCAGCACGACAACCCACGACGCAACTGTCGTAGGTCACGAGCCGCAGGCAGTGAGCGCTAGGTCGACTGTGACAGGTGATCGCACACCGGTTGTAGGCCACGAGCCAGTTGCCGTCTTCGCTCGCTCTGCTGTCAGTCACGATACCTCCATCGCAGGCAACATGCCAGTAGGTGTATTGCCCTTTGGTACCTTCTCCCACGATGTAAGTGTTGCAGGCCATACACCAGTGGCTGTGACTCCGTATGGTGTTGTGACAACGGTCAATGATGTCAACGTGGTGGGGATCGCTTTCCCAGGTGTGCTTCCCTTCGCAACGATCTCCCACGATGCAGTTGTTGCTGGACACGTGCCTGTCGGTGTTCTGCCCTATGCAACAGTGTCCCATGACGCGATCGTTGTTGGACACGAACCTGTTGGCGTGACACCGTATGCAACCATCTCGCATGACATCTCGATCGCTGAGGTCGTGCCTGTCGCGATTGTTGCGTACGCACCGATCTCACACGACATCCCGTTGACAGAAGTTGTTCCGGTTGGTGTTGTGCCCTACGGGCCGATCATCCACAATGTCAACAGTGCAACTGCTGTCTACCCAGGTGTCGTCCCGTTCAGTACTGTAACGCACGATGCTACAGTAACGGGACAAGTTCCAGTAGCCGTTACTCCATACGCAACGATCAGTCACGATGCTTTGGTCAGCTCGATCGTGCCCATCGCGGTGGCTACCTACAGCTCCGACCCCAGCACCGATAAGAACGTCCCAGGCATTCTCTTCCTGGGCATCATTCCGTTTGCCCCTGTCAGCCGCGACTCCTCTGTGGTAGGTCATATGGCAGGGGCGGTGTTGCCGTATTCAACGGTTTCGCATGACACCTCGGTGGCAGGGAAGATGTTCGGTGGAGTCCTGCCCTACTCACAGATCAGCCACGACATCCCGGTCAGCGAAGTTGTTCCCGTCGGTCTTGGTGCCCGCGCTACGGTGTCGCACGAGGCTGTAGTTGTGGGGATGGTACCTAGCGGCCTCTTTGTGGCGAGCACAGTTAGCACGTCACGTACAGTGCAGGGCTTCGTACCGCTTGGGATCGAACCACACGCGCCAGTCAGTTCCTTGCGGAACGTTGTCGGGCTGACCGTTGTAGCGATCACCCTAATGCACGAGGAGCCGCCTTCTCACTTGCCGGTCATTCGAACGGGAACGGGTCTAGTCGTTCGATCGTGGACAGTCGGCATCATTCAAGATCAGACCACAGGGCCCGGGAATGTCGGAACACGAGGCACTAACAGGAGCGCAACGAGATGATGGACAAGGTGTTCGTGACGGTCGGCGATCGTGCGCCCTTCCTCCGGAAGACGCTGTTCGACGCAACAGGCCCGATCGACCTCACAGGCGTGGTCGGTGTGAAGTTCAACATGATCCCGATCGATGGTGGCGCTGCGAAGGTGTCGCTAGGCACTTGCACTATCGTGCAGACGGGAACAGATCCGAACATCGTCGACAAGGGTGTCGTCGAGTATCCGTGGGCAGCGATCGACCTCGACACGGCTGGGATCTTCTTGGGGGAGTTCCAGGTGAACTACGCCGGCTCGATCTCGGCGACCTTCCCAAGCGGCCCGGACAAGATCTACATCGTGATCAGCCCTCAGCTGGGTTGATCCTCGGTCGAGGGCGGGTCGTCGCATGGGGTGTCGACGGCCCGCTCTCGTTGTTTCCGTCGCCTTCTGATCCTCCGCCGTTCGAGTTCGCTTGTGCCTCCCCAAACTCCTGATGGGTACGGATGGTGATTGAGGGCGTACTCGAGGCACTGATCGATGACAGGGCACCCTTTGCAGACGTTCCGGGCTCGTTCTTGAAGTGCGTTGGAGCCTCTAGGAGGGAACATGACCTCCGGGTTCACGTGCTGGCAGTTCCCCCGTCTCATCCACTCAAACGTCTCACCCATGTGTCGTCTCCCACCTTGAACGTCATGTAGTAGAGGACGTGTCGCAAGGCATCGCGTTCGTGTCGATGCACCGTGCCACCGTGCCACAAGCCTATCCGCTTCAGTTTCGAATCGTTCCACCACGTCTTCTGGTCCGGTACATGAAGCTCCACAGGGATGTCCATCTGCAGGCAGACCAAACGGATGATGCCCACGTACTCGCCACTGATCAGCTTGGCGGCTACGTTCCCGCGGTTCAGGAACCGTTCACAGATGACGAGGTCCGGCGGCAAGACGTAGATGTCGTCGTACACAGCCTGGTGGTGATCCTCTGGGCCGTACGTCCAGAATCCGAACTCCATCGTCTCTGTATCGAGTTCACAAACCCCTGTGCTGCCACCTGGGTCGAACGCTCTGATCTTCATGTTGCTCCCGTATCGATCTAACTAGGGTCTACAGTTACCCCGTATAACCCTATTGCTGTGCGAGGGCGCCCTCATTAGACTCAGTAGTAACCTGGTCTAACTCGAGTTCTCTCATTGTTCGCTCTCGAGGAAATCGTGGGTCAAACTCGAGGTCCGGCAAGCTTCGCACAGGGTGAGCTCCGCATCGTGGATCTCTACCGGCCAAGGAAGACCACACGCAGTCTTGGTTCGATCAGCACTGTCCTGCAGATGTACGATCGTGGTCACAGTTTGGCTGTCTCCTGGACTAGTTCGACGAGCTCGGCTTCTGCCAAGGGTCCGACGACTTCGAAGTACTCCACCAGCAACTGTTCGATCCGGCTATAGAGCTGACCCTTGCGCTTGGTGTCGTTGGTCTGCTTTGCCCTGACTCCGATGTTCTCCGGATCAAGGTTCGTACGATCACCGTCGACGAAGAAGACCTGCTCCGCCTTCGTGAGCTCCCGGCCCAGCTTGTCTTCGGCAATCAGGTGATGGGTGAGACGCCAACGCACCTCCGTACGGGTGTAGTGATACCCGTTCGCGGAGACGTTGGTGTCACCCGGGCTCGCTGCTCTTCCGCGCATTGCTTGGATGCCTCCCTTTGCTCTTGGCCGTTTCTAGAAGGGCCCGGATCTCTACTGCGTCAGGGCGTTCGTAGAACGTTCCCACTTCGATGATCTGATCATCCTCGCGGATGACGCGTCCGTGAAGGACTCGCCAGTCCACCACGTAGATCGAGTCTGTCGGTCCGAGGTCGTTGTCCTTGCGGTACCGCATGTACTGCTGATAGTTGCCTGCCAGCACGATGATCATACTGACCCCCAATCCTTTCCGATCTTGACTTCGGTCGTGAAGGGCACGTAGTCGGTGTACGTCTCCAACGCTGTGCGCTGCATTACATCCGCCATCAGGTGCCCGACTTCGACTGCGTCTTCATCAGGTACCTCCGTCATGATGCTGTCGTAGACCGAGACCCTCAACGGCAGCTTGTACTCGTTCCGCAAGATGTTGTACGCACGCGCACAGATGTCCGAAGCTGTCGACTGCGGAATGAAGGCCAGACCTTCCTTGACGACAGACTTCCGGTTCTCTCTGGTGATGAGCCAGAAGCGTCGGTGCCTCCCGAAGTGGTTGACCAGGTCCTCGCCACTGTGCAAGATCCTGTCTGTCATCTCGGCGCGCCAAGCCTCTACCTGTGGGATCATCCTAAAGAAGGACCGAATGCCCCGGAGCGCCTCCTTGACCGTGATCCGGTACTCACGCGCGATGGAGTACTCCTCGCGTCCATAACTGAGACCGAATACGTACGCCTTAGCTCGAACCCTTTGCTCCGAAGTCCAACCAGTGCCGTAAAGCTGCGTCGCGACTTCCCCGTGGATGTCGCGAGACTCATCCATGAATACGCCTCGGAGGTACTCGTCCCGAGCCTCGGTTGCAATGACCCGGAGCTCAGCCGTACGATAGTCCACCTGAACAAACGAGTTACCTTCCTCCGGGATGAATAGACGGCGCAGTCGAGGTCCTCGGGGGACGTTGAATAGGTTCGGATTGCGGCACGCCTGGCGACCCGTGGTAGTTCCATGGAGGAGGAAAGATGGATGGATCCTTCCATCGTAGAGGCGAGTCCTGATACCTTTGACGTAAGTTCCATACAGCTTCTGGTCTCCTCGTGCACCCAACAGTAGGTCGATGAACTGTGCTGCCTCACTGACTGGATCAACCTGCTCTGCCAGTAACGTGAGTGTCTCTTCCCTTGTGTCTGGAACCTTGAACCCGAGCAAGTGCAGTGCTTCCTTGACCTGCTTCGGTGAGCGCGGGTTGCGGACCCAGGGTTGCAGCTTCTCTTCGAAGTCTGCCAAGGTGTCAAGGAAGTGGTCTTCCAGGTGGGCCAGGTACTCCAAGTCGATCTTGATACCTTCCATCTCTGACTGCATCAGAGTGTTGGACGTCTCGATCATCCAGTCGTGCAGCGCACGCTCTTCGGATGTCATCTCCCGTTCGAACTTCTCCCACAGACCGTAGGTGCAAGCGACGTCGTACGCGTTGTACTGATACAGGATGTCTCTTGGCGCCCAGGCGTAGTTCGTTACCCTCTTCTTGTTGACAGTTCGGTGGACGTAGGGTTCAAGCGCATCCTTCCAGCTTGGAGCCCCCAAGTGTTCTTGCGCCAGTACCCCCAGAGAGTGAATCCCTCGTCGTTCGTCCATCGCATATGACGCGAGCATAGTGTCGAACCAGAGGTGCCCGACAGCCAGGATACGGAGACCTGCCATATCGAACTTCCCGTTCTGACAGATCCACTTGACTCGCGGTAGCAGACGACCGAGTTCTCTCTTGACCGACTCGTGCTGCATTGCGCGTTCGCCAATGACAACGACTCGCCCGGGCGCGTAACCGATACCAACGCAGAGGAACTGGTAGCGCTCCGGATGACCGAACTCGTTATCCTTGTCGATCCCAACTTCAATGTCGATGACCATAGGCTGATCGGCCCGACGGTGGAGATCAGCGATCGCAGCCAGTGCTCTGACTTCGTCATCTACAAGCACCCATCTAGGAGGTTCCCAACCGATACCGACTGGCTGTACCAACTTCCCGATGTCTCGAACCAGCGAAGGGAAAGAGTCCCCGCTCCGAAGACATGCTGCAGGATGGAAGGTTGGTATGACCAAGCGCTCGGCACCATCAACAGGTCGTCCTCTGGGTGGCCCAACGCGTACTGCTGTGATGCCCTCACGGGTCCCTGTAACTGATTGAGTAGCAGAGTTCCCGAGCGTGACAACTGGGGCATCGGGATATCCCGCCAGTTCAGAAAGGAGACGCGGCCGACACGCCGTAAGCTCCGACGCGGTAGGTGTGCGATTGTCAGGAGGCCGACATAGGACCGCATTGGTGAGTACGCAGTCCCCTCGGTCGATTCCATGATGGCTGAGAACTGAATCCAGGAGCTGACCACTGGGGCCAGTGAATGGAACTCCCGTACGACCTTCCTGATAGCCCGGACCCTCGCCCACGAATATCGCCCTAGGACTTCCTCCATTGGCCGGAGATGCAGTTGGAACGAAGGCATTCTTTGGTCCATTCAGACCACACTCCTCACAGTGCGCCAGCGGGTGCTTGCGTCCACCTGATGTAGAGTCGGACATTGTCCTCGATCACCCCCCTCTGATAGTCGGAGATGACGTCCGCCTCGAAGTAGCCCGCCGGCCGCCAGAGGTCCTTGTCCGATGGAAGATGCGTGCGCTTCATGCCGTACACGAACGGAAGCGACGTGTCCATCGAACGCACGACCGGGATGTGTACCAGGAACATCGGCTCTTGGGGGAAGACTGGATTCGCCCCGAGACAGTGCACCGGCTTGCGTGTGCACTCCACACCCTGATCGATCAGTCTCGCCATCCGGATCCGCATCTCGGAGTCGAACGTCGACAGCCACACACGCGGCAACCCGATCACGTCGACGTGGTCCATGTACGAGAGTGCCCTAATGCACTTGAGGACCTCCGAGATCGTTCGGCCTTGCGCGACGCCCATCAGCTTGATGTGCGGTCGCTGGTTCTTGAGGTGCACGTACGACCGTGCGTTGGCGATCGTCTGATCGCACTCCTCCAACTCGTCCGGTAGCACCAACTCGTTGATCTCGTACGCGTCAACGTAGTTGAGCAGGGCGTTCATCGGAACGTGTACGCCTTCGGCGACGCCGTTATCCAGGATTCGGTACCCCTTCAGAGAGTGGACGAAACGTGCTGGGAGTCGGTCCAGCTGTTCCGGAAGCAGCAGATGAAGATCCGTCCACCTCATCATCTCCGCCAAGGAATCCGGAGGTATCAATGCCAGCCTCATTGAGAACTCGCCTCACTTCCCTTTCCATGATCCGCAACGACATCCACACCTGCAGAAGTGTTGCGGTCAAATCGTTGTTGGTTGAACGCTCGCTTTCGGGCATATGCAGCCTCCACGTTGATGCCCCGCGCATAGAACAGGTTGCAGAGGTAGATGAAGACGTCGATCAACTCTTCGTCCGTCTTCTCTAGGGCCTCTGCCCATGATCCGCTACCGCGCAGGAACTTCTTCCACTCGTTACACGCTTCGCCTACTTCACCTGCCAGTGCTAGAAGCAGGAAGGTGATGTGGGCGTCTTCACCCGCAGGCGTCCCCGTGTTGAACGGGAACCACTTCCCGCTGTCCTCCCAGCACTGGTCGATGATCTCGTCGAGCGTCATCGAATCAGCCCCAGGAACTCGGATCGGGCCATCTTCGAGTGGTCGGCGAAGCACCCGGTCATCTTGCTCGTGGTCGTCGTTGTGCCCGGCGCCTGCACACCACGGATGGTCATGCACAGATGCTCCGCGCTGAGCACGACTGCGACACCGAGTGGGTGCAAGTGCTCTTCGAGGTTGACAGCGATCGCCGTCGTCAGGTTCTCCTGGTTCCAGAGTCCCTTTGCCATCTGACGCACGACTCGGGCGAACTTGCTGAGTCC